TACGGGGACAGTCCATTCGTCTGTACCTGGTTCAGTTACGTATTGTTGAGCTGCCGGGGATGTAGAAAAAAAGAGTACGTGATGATTGATAAGTAATTTTTATATATCAAAGGTAACGTAGGCGGTCGTCACATCGACTTTTACACAACACCTGTGGAAAACTACTCTTAACCTGTGGAAAACGCCTACTTTTTTGGCCTAAACCTATCTCCCTTGCACGACGTAAATCGCTGAGAAGACTGTCGCGCCAAGGGATCTCGAGGATTGGTAGTTGCGAAAGGAAGAATGAATGAAGTGAATTTGTTATTTATCTTTCGAATTCGTCATGATTTACACTGTTCAAATCAAACGGAATCCACTTCGATTCCAACTTTGATTATACCTTTGCTGATGCATATTTGCAAGGGTGTGAACGTCAGTTTGATACCAAAGAGCAAGCTGTTTCTTACCTCAATACATTTGAGGATTGGGAACAGGATTTGCTTTGTATTGAATCGTTTCCTTTCTGAGTATCAGGCGTGATGCTGGGGGATCAAATCCCTCACTCAGCATTGCCTCCAGCGGAGATAGGCACCGCACTACGGAGAACATCCGTGATTGACCTGACTACTGGTTGGTTACCACATCGGAATGTGCCTGGTGGTTTCCACCTGGTATATGTTGATAGTCTTGTTGGTGAGATATCTATTGTCACTGGACCGCAGGGTTCAGGACTTATGGCAAGTAACTCACCAGGTGAAGAACCTACTTATGAGGTATGGTTCCCAGGTATGTGTAATCCAACTGGTAACTTAACACTTGCCGAAGTTAAAGGTGTTATTAAATTCATGCGTCAGCGTGAAGAAGAACGTTTGGTTTGGCAAGATGACGACTGATCCGTTAAAGCGGGTGGACAGGTGCAAACCCTGTCCCAGTTATTACCACCCACTGAGGGTGGTTTAATTAATGCATTTATGTTTATTTATCAACCTAATGTTTATTCCAATGATCGAGTCGTTTGGTATGGAGGTGAGTCAACTCAGCTTCATTACGAAAGAGAATCTATTGATGCAAATGGTAATCCAGCTTGGATTGATTGTCAGGTTCGCACTCTTGGTGGTGGTATACCAGCAGGTGTCAGTGAACTACATGCTGAACTCGTAGATTATTACAATTACTGTCAAGTATATAGTGTTGATTGATGTTTGCCTATTCCCATCACTGTTTTTAAATGGTGATGGGTTTCTGCAGACTTCATATCTGCATTCAATTCAACTCAACCCATTTAGGACTATGTCTCCTGCAAGTGTTGAACATCTACTCTGCCACCAAGCTCGTTTGCTTGCACGCAGAGATTCTCCTGCTATTGACCAAGAGCTTGAACAGCAGCGTCAGGCTGCACTCGAGGTCTTTTACCAATGGCAGGATGGCTTGGTACAGTTTCAGAACTTAGTACCGTTCTGTATTGTTCTCGAGAAGAAGGTTGATCTCAACCGTGCACTTCTCAAATGGGAACAAGAACACATCGTTGATTGATTCCTGCACTTAACCCTGAGTAACACCAGGGTTTTCTGCAGGATTTATTATCCTGCTACACAGTCAACTGCAATTCAATTCAAATGACTTACGCTGCACTCTTTGGTGACCTTCAAACAGTTACCATGCTTGGTCGCATTGCAAATCTTACTGTCATCAAGACTGAAGATGATCGTGATTGCTTGGTTGTTACCTTGTATCACCGTCTTAATGGTGATGCAACAATCACTGTTAAGTTTCTTAATAGCAATGGACTATTGACTGCTTACACCAATGACAATTTGGTTGTAGGGCAAGAGCTTACAGTCTCTGGTAAGATCCAGGCAATCCGTTGCTTCTATATGAAAGATGAAGAGCTAACTCCTCTTAAGCAACCTGAGTTCCAAATGAAAGTCATTGACTATGCATTTGGTTCTAAGCCACAGCCTAAAGCTGAAGGAAAGGTTGCTACCAAGAAGACTAAAGTTCAAGTTAAGCAAGAACTTGAAGCTATCTGATTAATTCCTGCATATTCCCATCTGTAACAAGATGGGTTTCTGCAGGACTTAACATCCTGCACACAATCTTACTTATTACACATTATGGGACTTGACCAATGGGCATATGTCAAGTTGATCAATTTTGATCCCACAGAACTTGACAATACTATTCTTGACCAAGAACTTATTATTAACTTAGATATTGCAGCGCATGTACGTATTTGTACTTGGCGCAAACATCCAAATCTTCAAGGTTGGATGGAGCGTTTGTGGAGAAAACGCACTAAATTAACAGACGATTTCAACTGTGTTGAAGTTAGTCTTACTTCAGAAGATATTGATGAATTAAAACTTGATGTAGAAAATAGTACACTTAATGGTGGTTATTCAGATACCACCGGATTCTTTTTCGGAGATAATTCCGATGAAGAATACAAAGAACAAGATCTTGAATTCTGTAAACAAGCATTTTATTTGCTTGATAAAGGATTGAAGATTTGTTATAACAGTTGGTGGTAACTCCTGGCTATCCACCATTATTAGTACAACAGTACTATTGGCCCATCAACCGTTAGGTTGATTATTTACTCTTTAACTTATTATCATGAAACACATTATTAAATTAAGTGATCGCAGTTTTTTGCACCTTGATTCATACACTATGAATATGGGTGAAAAAGCTGCTTCATTCGTTGGTAAAGCACTTGTCTTTATCACTGCCACCAGCATTGCTGCTATCACTACAGGCGCTATGCTTGGTTACGATATCAGCACATTTAATTTTGATGGTGGCACCAAGCGAGTACCTATTCAGCACAGCTCTCAAGTGGAAACCAAACGGTGAGCTTGCCAACCAGAGATCTGAATTCTGTCCATGCACTTGTCATGGCAACAGATCGCAGACCCTTTGAACTAACACCAACTCAACCTATGACTTACGTAGCACTAATCTCTGATGCAACCGGTCGCTATGCCCATGTTTATGGCAATGCCAATTCATGGTCTCAGTTCATTGATGAACTTGAAGATGTCGGTTGCGAAGTCGTTGAAAACCAAACAGAAGATTACGAATCTCTTGAAGATATTCAAGAGCATTGTGTGACGATTCAACAGTTGACTGGTAAGGAATCAAACTTTGTTCCTTATCCGTAATTACAACTGTAAGTCCTGCAATTAATTCGTAATCACAATATTGGACCTGAGCATGTCCTTAAACTGCTCTACAAACACTACATCAAATCTACCTCAAATGGCACATCAACTTGATCAAAACTACAACGCTGACTTGCTTGATGCCATGTCTGATATGGCAGAAGAGCAATACCAAGCAATGATAGAATCTTCGCAAAGTGAATGGACAATGATAGAAGCCAATGAGCAATTCGTTGGGTTCACAGTAACTAACACACAAGATTGGGAGGGCGTCATCCATGACGACGACCAAGGTTCTTGAGAACAATTCTCAATTAACTGATGACATTATTATTGTCATCCTTGCAATCACTTCAATTATTATTACGGAGTTCATCTCATGCTTCATCCAATCACCCAAGAAATCGCTGCTTCCTTCGGTTACGAACCCTTCGATGAAGAAGAAGGGCAGCAACAGTTCCAGGCAGAGTGCGACTTCCAGAACGCACCAAAGGGAGCAATCCCCTGCACTGGTAACGTCTACAGAAACAAAGAGGGAGTCCTCCGCTGCTATTGGATTCCAGCCGGAGACAATTACTCGGCAGAGGAAAAGGACGAACTCACGGGTTGGTACGACATCCCAACCAACGAAGACATCGAAGAGTATTCGTTCGATAGCGTCTGCTTCACCCCTGGAGGTGACGAAGTAGAACCTGATCACCCAGATAGTTGGTTGAGGATTCTTGGCTTGATTTAAATCAAGTATTGTTTAGCTACAAGAAACTACCAATACTACTCAAGTATTGGCTAATCAACCAATACAAAGGTTATTGAGAATCTTTCGCAATAACCTTTAAATAAATCTTGGGCATCCACACTTTTATGTGGTGTAAGTCCCAAGATTAATTTCTAAACTAACCACATCTTTACTATGTCACAAACCCAACTTCATTTTGAATCACGTACTTACAAACTTTCAGATGGCACTGAAAAAGTTTTTGTAATGCATGATGATAAACGTATTGAACTCATGATTAAAGAACTTAAAGCTATTGTTGAACGAGAAGAGAACGTCCCTTGGGATACAATGATCTTCCTTATGGTTCGGAAGAACAACTATTGGAAGCCATTGATCTTCTTGAGAAAGCAATTGAATGGCCTGGTGATATCGAGGATTCATATGGTGAACCACCTATTACCATGGATGAAATGCACAGCAAAGCTTGGAAAGAACACCAAGAGATGCATCGTTAGTTTAATACATGTAACTACGTGCATGAAAGAACATCAAGAAGCCCATCGCTAATTGCGAACCATTCTCAATAACCTACTCATGTCATGGGTGTTACAACTCATGTTATGAGTAGTTCCACTTGACAGATAGTGGTAAGCTAACAACGTCCAATTAACTCACACCATTCAAAACAATGTCTGCACTTAACGATTCACATAAACCACGTATTCCTGACTCGGTAGATCTCCAAAGATTGGAAGCCATGCAAGTGGTTGCCAAGATGAAAGAGGCTGCCGATCGTAATGGAATTGGTTTCATTGGTGGCTTTGTAGCTCCCAATGGAGAGAAATTTGTAATGACAAACTATGAACGAAGCAGATACTCAAAATACTCATGCCAGATCATCTGCAATGACAACACAAGAAGCAGTGGTGATCTGCGTATCAATCATCTGTGCAACATTAATCATCATCAAACTTAGCTAATTAAATCAATGACTCAATCTAAATCACTTTTTATGATTAATGAATCAGAAGATTGCAACAATACATTGATTAACTCTATTAAAACAGAAGAACAAATTGATTACATTATTGATAACTTTAACTTTGAAAGAGTTAGGTGTGCCATGGTTGCTCTTGATTGGCAATGGGTGTGCACTGAAGGCAATGGGATGTCAATTCCATCAATCCAAAGACTTAAAGCAATGGCACGACATTTACTTCGAGAATCTATCAAAAATAAGGAAGAAGTAGGCTCTGGTGGATTCCATGCTAAATACCATGCTCCAGTATACGGAGATGATGATTATTTTGTACTTGAATTCGTAATTGCTTCTCGCAATTCTATTGATTACAACAATGACTAACTTATCTAAAATACAACAACAACTTTATGATGAGTTATTGTTTGATGTTGCTAAAACAATTGCTCATCCCCATGCAACAATCACTGCTCATGATAAGTTAAGAGCTTATGTCATTCTTGATAAAACAAGTGATGATATGTTTGCTCTCGAATATCTGTATTCAACATTCACTGAAAAAGAACAAGAACAACTTAAGTTAATTCCATGACTCAATCTAAATCTAAAACCAAACAATCTCCTCAGTATTCAAAACAAGACACAAGTAATCTTCCTGCTCAACCAGGGGACATCTGGGAATCTAACCTAAAGAATACGTTTGGTACAGGATCCAAACTTATGGTTACAGATGAAGACATGGGATGAACACCCAGGTTTTTTCAAGTGTTATTACTTGATTGGCTGTGCCAACATTGGGCCTTGGACAATGCTTGATTCCAAGACTATGCGTGGCTTTACACTGTATCAACGCAAACAAACTAAATGACTAAACAAATTATTTACAAAGAAATTATTGAAATTGATGGCCGTGAATACACAGTAAGTAACTGTGATTATTCTGAATCAATCCAACAACTTATTCAAGATCAAATTCTTGAAGATGACAATCAAGAAATTATTAATCACATTGTTGATGACATTGTAAACAACTCATGACTCAAAAGAAATCACTATTTAATTTCGATAAAACAATCGCTGGCTTTAACGTCACAGAACGTGGTGTTAAATCATTTAGTAAATCAATTAAACTTGGTCCATTCCAAGTAACATTTAATGCACGTGAGTCGGGTGTGCTTGGGTCTATTAGTATTCCAGGCACTGGCCTATCCAAAAGAAACATCAAACTACTTTGACGAAACATTAAAACAATATGAAGATCCCCCTATAACCCCCTGGTAACAGCCAGTACCACAGGAGCAATCTCTATTACGTTACTTAATATCTACTATTCATTAGTACTATCAATATCCATTACTAACCATTGATCACGTCCTAGACATGACGTTAAACTGTCTATGTTCTATCTCAACTCATCTTATGAACCCAGCTCAATTCTTTGCAATGACTGCCTTGATGGAATCTCATGGTGGTACATTTGTATCATGTATTTCTCAAGCATTGCGTTATGCAGATCCAGTAAATCGTCAACGGTTGCTTGATGCATTTCCTGATCTTGTAGAAAAGTATGGTCCTAATTCTCAATTCATGAAACCCAAAGAACTTATGGAGGTTTGATTTATGGCAGTACTTGCTATTGAAAACACAACTATTGATGGTTCTAATGTCACAGTTACAGCAGTTGTTGAAGGCATGCGTCTTCTATTCAAAGCAACTCGCGACGATCCTGAAGAATGGACTTCAGCTTTGTGTACAACATCTTTTGAGTTGGATCCAGACCTACCTATTCCAACCAATGAAGATGACTTCTGTAATTATCTTACTGACCTCGATCTTCAGTGGGAACTCGTTGACACATCTGATTGGAGCTTAGATTAATGATTGGATTCTCAATTGAATTCAAGCGTTGGTATTTGGTTATTCGTGGTCCCAAGGGTAGAGTTTATTCAGCCTTTGGATTCGCTAATCAAATGCCAGTTATGTTATCAGATCGAACAATAACTTTGGACGAGTATTTAACAGATCATTATGATCAACTTGTCTTTACCTGCAACGGTAAAGAAGTTATGCGGTTTTAATCATTGGTCCTGAGCATGACCTTAAACTGCTCAACACTTTGAACTTAACTTCGAACACACCATGCTATTTCATCTACCTTCTAACTTACAAACTGAATTGATTGCATATGATCCAGTGCTTAAGAAACTGGCAAGAAATGCAAATTCAAAACCTAAATCTAAAAAATCAACACATCCACTTGGTAATCCCAAGGGGTTAATTCCTGTTGATGTGGTGCGTGAGTCAATGCTTGACGATGCTATTACTAACATCAACTCTTGTCCTGCATCTGATCGACATCAAAAATTCACTCGTATTACTAATGGTGAAGTAATTGTTACTGCCATCCTTTATCACTACGAGCAATGTTGGTATGCTGCATGGCTACCACCCAAGGGACAAGAAGATAAGTATGTATATGGCTATGCTTTTGCATTCAAAGATACAAAAGCTGCTCGAGATATTATTCCTAAAGTAATTATTAATTCAGTTGATTCTTATCAACAAATAATCACTAGTCGTTCTGTGATGTATCAACATCAAGAACTTGTAACCACAGAATCAATCTGTAAAGGACAAATCAATCGCAATTGGAATATTCCAGGGGCTGCTTCTTATTATCAAAAAGGTAAAAATATTTGTAAAATAATTTCAGAATTTGAGTCACAGTTAAAAACTACAATTCCCATATGGAAAGATTCACCTAACATCTTTGATCGTATTGTAAATAAAACTAATCTTGCTTCTATTGTTTTTAATTTATCATCAGAAGTCAGTGATGAGTATTGGCTTCAACACTGTGACAAATCAACATGGAAAGCTTCATATGAAAATTTGTTTGACTTGATTACTTATCATGCACACACTAGTGGATATGATGGTGATGAATATAGAGCATACAACAAGATACTCCATATTATTTCTAAACCATTCTTTAGAAAATGGATTCAAACAAAATGTGATGAAGTCAATGCAATGCATCTTGATGTAACAAATGAATATCGTGGTTACATTAATAGACCATGGAAAATTATAAAGAAACTTTTGGCTCGTATTTATTGTGTCCATAGAATTTGGCCTGATTGCCCTATTGATTATTATCAAAATTACATTGATCAATTAATTGGTCTTGACTTTAGTCGTCAAACTCCAACGGTTGCCGTATCTGATTGGCTTTGTAAGCACATGCCTGTTGCATCATTCTTTCAAATTATTGCTAAACAATATGACAAAAGAAGTTGAAAATGCTAAAGAAAAGAACATATATCGTTATGTGTTTGACGAGAACCTTGGTCTCCATGTCTATAGGTTTCATGAATGGCATGACACTATTTCAATGCTTTGTCGAATTTTTGAAATGAAGAACATCAAAATTTTGTTCCACCAAAACGGTGGCGTATTGAAGAATTCCATGACTATGTACAAGCAGAAGCATGGAAGATTAAAAATCCAAACCATGCTTTACCACAAGACTTGTTTCCAAAACCTATTAAAATTCAGTTGGGTTCCAACAATTGGTCTTTCTTTCAACCGATTGATACACATCAATTGGGTGAATGGGGACAAGCAGTACGTAACTGTGTAGGTAACGCTGCACATTACGCAGAAGGTGTACGTAAAAAACAGCACTTTATTGTGTTGTGTTTGATTGACGGCAAACCAAACTTCACAATTCAACTTGAAGTTAATAATGGTTTGATGTCTGTTAAACAAATTGTTGGTATCTCAAATTCCAGTCTTACATCGGAGCAGCAAGAGCTGTACACAACAGCTTTTCAGCAAAGCTACCAAGCACGTGAATCTGAGCTAGTATCTGTTTAGCCCCCACAGGCTGGCCAGTCTTATTCATTGAGTAAGGCTGGCCTTATCCAATGACTAACTACACAGACGATCAACTCCTAGCCATGGCCATGGCAAACATTGGAGAATTTATTCACGACAACTCACCTCACTATGTATTGATTGAAGAAGATCCGCGTAACGAAGAAGATTACGATACGTGGGCTTATGGTATGGAAGTCTTGCCCAGTGATCACACTTGGTATCACACATCAATTGATGTGAGTGTAAATCCAAGTGATGGAGATGTGGCGTAATCGGTAGCCGCTACGCACTTAAAATGCGTTGACCTTTGGTCGTGTGGGTTCGAGTCCCACCATCTCTACCAAATACACATTTAAATTAACTTAACTATCATGTCAATCTTTTCTGTTGTTAAACATCTCATTCCTCAACCCCATGCTTTCATGGATGAGGACAAGCGTTATAACCTCGGACTTACTTGGACAGATCCAGAGGGTCTGACTGATTCACACAATCTAGAACTTAGGTACGTTCGTAACTCAGAGCGTCTTGCTCTCCAGGGTCAGCCACAACCGATGGTAGTTGGCAATACACAGAAGCCAATGGCACTGTCCACACGATCAGTGCGGAACGTGCTATGGCCTTTATGGAAAAGACTCACGAACATGCAACAATCATGTGTCAAATGCTTGATAGATTAAAAGAGTCTGGAGTCGTTGGTAAAGCAATTGACACCAGTGCACAAGCAGCTTAATCTATTCATGTGTTCGGTGCCCCAGCAATGGGGGCTTTTCATATGATTTCAAACAAACCAAGCCCACCAATCAATTTGGATTTAGTTGATCAAGTATGTAAACACATTCCTATTCAAAGCTGGAGTCTTGTTAAAGAACAATTAATCGATGCAATTGTAGATGCAATGCCAACTCACATTCTTGAAAAGCTAACGGTAATCCAACTGGTGATGCCCGTGCTATTGAAATTCTTGATGATTATTACTAGCTTAATGAACACAATCAAGATTTGATTGTTGATTCTTTTAAGATTTTAGGTGAAGAACAAACTGTATATTTACTTGACGCTTTACAACTCAACGAAATTACACAACCAAACAATGACTGACCACAACGCAATTACTCCACCGCCTGAGTTAATAGAACAGTGGATTAGTACAGTTCGCAATACCACTGGTTACGATGAAACTGGCCTTTGCTGGCTTGTTGAAGTAGCTACCACTTGGGCTGCTAACCAGGAGCTGGATGCATGTTGTGAGTATCTGATGTATGAACAAGATCGTCAAGGTCTTCGCAACGTTTCGCCGTCCGAAAACCGCCGAGCTTGAAGGAGCAGGCGCTGATTATTTTGGATGATGCAAACCTAGATGCTGCTCATGAAAACATTCTTCGCCGTGCTTGTGGAACAACTTGATGATTAACTATGTTTAATCAACATCCAACACTTAAATCTACTCTTGAATTTATGACTCTAACTAATAGAGATATGCGTCTTTATCTTGAAATTGATAAAGATACATTTTGGAAATTAACTAAGATTGCTGCTGAAGATCAACAGTCTGTTGAAGTATGGCTTGAAAATTATTTACCAATTCTTGTTGACGAACTTACTGAAACAAAGTGATGCCTGCTGTACAAACTGCATGTCCTCAATGCAATTTAAAACTTACGTACATTGTTTCTACCACTCAAGATGACAACGGTCATTTGATACAACGCAGAAAATGTAATAGTTGTAATCATCTGGGTGGTATACATTGCAGTATCCCGAAGTTGAAATTTCCAAGTATCAATTGTCTTGGAAAAGTAAAAGACCATTTATTAAACAACAAATCAATGGGTAAACACAAAAAGTTTGTGCGTTTTCAACCAGGGGACCGAGTGGCTGAAAAACCTAAAGCAACATTTATTGCCTACATTTCAAATTGGAAATCTGAAATTGTTGCAAAGAACTGTAAACAACGCTATGGAATAATTGTTTCTGTTTGTCAAAAACAAAATCGCAATGGTATTAAGTCTACTTATTACCAAGTGAAATGGGATAACAATACAACAGGTGAGCATGCACAAGCACGCCTTTGTTTTGAATCTGAGTTACCTCAAATCCTTGAGGAATACACTGCAAACCTCTACAAGAATTAATTCAATGCCAAGCGATCGTCAACCTAAAAACAAAGGGCGTAACTACACAGTAAATATTCGCATGACAAGAGAAGAGATTGAAGCTGCACGTAAATTAGGTGACGGCAATATCTCTATGGGATTTAGACAAGCAATTCGTTATGCTTGTTGGAAAGATATGAAACCAATTAAACTCAGTACTACGTTACGTTCTGCTGCAATCATGGCTGCAGAATGGGAACAACGTATGGGAGAACTTACATTACAGCAGTAGGTTGTTTGCTTAATTGTTTTGCTGCATGAGAAAGCTCAATATTTTTACGAACTTCTTTTGCTTTCTTGTTGGTTAAATAAATAATGAATCCAGTTTTCATCTAATTAATCCTTTTGTATCTATTGTTACAAATACTGTACATTGATTACATGATTTATGTAGTTTGTAGTGTTACACTTACGTCCTGGATATGACGTTAAACTATCTACATATTAGTTTTACTAATGTGTTTGTATTCAACTTAACTTATTACTAATGAAACTACTTAACTTTTCAACTGGTAATGCCAAGCTTGGTAAACGTTTGATCTTTAGTTTACCTGCTGGCTATTCATGTCCACACGCTGGTGTATGTAAAACACTAGCTGATCGAACCACAGGAAAGATTACTGATCTGCCCCAGGAAAATGGTCCGAGTTGGCAAGACTATCGCTGTTTTGCTGCTATGGCAGAAACCAGACCTGCCGTTCGTGATAGTCGATGGCATAACTGGGATCTAATCAAGGAGGTCATGTATGCTTCAGACAACCCGACTGACGCTCTTGTTGCCTTGATTCAACATTCAATTGATGAAGCGCAACCTGTTAAATCTAAATATGATTTATTGCGCATTCATGAATCTGGTGACTTCTGGACTCAGGTGTATTTCAATGCTTGGTTGCAAGTTGCACGTAACAACCCCACACTTAAATTGTATGCATATACAAAGTCATTGGGAATGTGGTATGAAAAACGTAATGAGATTCCCGATAACATGTACTTAACTGCATCAGTAGGCGGCACTCTTGATTACTTGATTCCCAGGTATCCAGAAGTGTTCTATCGTGTTGCTTATGTGGTATACACAGAAGAACAGGCTGAGCAAATGGGACTAGAGATTGATCAGTGACGATGATCATTGCTTTGGTCATAATTCGTTTGCTCTTCTTGTTCACAATGTGCAACGTAAAGGGTCAGATGCACAGAAGGCATTAACTAAACGACGTAAAGAAAACAAGTGGACTGGTTACAAAAAGTAAAATATTGATGTCATGACATAGTTGCAATCAACAGGAAAGCTTGTATTATTTAACAGGCTTTCCTGAATCTTTTATGCCTTACGTTATTACTACAAGTAAAGACAATGTAAATTACTGCATTCGTGCAGAGACAAATACAAACTCTTTTGTTTTAATTCCTGTAGAATCTGATTCAGATTTAGCTAAAGTTTTTTGCCATCCATACAGGATTGGCGCAACACAAATCTTAGATTGGATTAATGACAATGCACCAGATCTCGCCAGTGAAGAACTCTACGTTTGCGATGAAGGCAAATTCAGACACTAAACGCTGGTTAGTATTTGATATTGAATCTGATAATCTTTATGACAAAGTTACTAAGATTCACTGCATTGTCATCCATGATATCTACGGAAACAAAACTACTACTTATGGGCCTGACTGCATTAACGATGCTCTTGAGTGTCTGGCTCGCGGTCATGTATTAATAGGCCATAATATTATTGTTTTATGACCTTGCTGTAATTAAAAAACTGTATCCATTTTATTCATTTCGTGCAGCACGAATTATTGACACACTTATTTGTACTCGACTCATTTGGCCTAAGGAAAAACTCTATGAACTTGATACAGAACAATATACGCAGGTTCCAAAGAACTTGTGTGGTTCAGCATCGCTCAAAGCTTGGGGTCATCGTCTATCAGATTACAAAATTGACTTCAAGGATTTTTCTGAATACTCAGAAGAGATGGCGACTTATTGTCGGCAAGACGTATCAGTTACCTACAAACTATTTCAGCACATCCAAAAACAAAAATATCCAGAACCAGCGCTCAAACTTGAGCATGACTTTGCTTTGGCAATTGAAAGACAAATTAGATCAGGTTTTCCTTTTGATGTTGATGCATGTATTGATTTGGTGGATGATCTCCGAACAAAAGAAACAAAAGCTTGCAACACACTTAAAAGAAATTTTTCCACCTATTGAACATAAAGAAGTATTTGTACCAAAAGTAAATAACAAAACTCGTGGTTATGTTAAAGGTGTTCCATTTGAAAAAGTAAGAGATAGAAGAGTTTAATCCTGGATCCAGGCAGCAAATTACTGATCGATTAAAACAAAAGTACGGGTGGCAACCTGAAAAATTAACCAAGAAAGGTAATCCAATTCTTGATGATGAAGTCATTGAAAAGTTGCCGTATCCAGAAGCTAAACCATTGGCGGAATATATGTTGATTGAAAAACGTCTTGGTCAAATTGCTGATGGTAACAATGCTTGGCTAAAACTTGTTAACAATGACACCAGTTGTATCCACGGTGATCTTGTTACTAACGGTTGCATTACTGGTCGTTGTGCACACCGTAATCCAAATATGGGTCAGGTTCCAGCAGCTTACTCATCATATGGAAAAGAGTGTCGTAGTTTATTCCATGCTCCTGACGGGTGGTCTCTCATTGGTGTTGATGCCAAAGCACTTGAGTTACGTTGCCTTGCTGGATATCTTGCTTTATGGGATAACGGAGAATATGCATCTGTTGTAACTAATCCAGATATTGATATTCATACATACAATCAAAACATGTTTGGTGTTGCTACCAGGGACATAAGCAAACGTCTTCTCTATGGAATTGCTTATGGATGTGGATCTTTAAAGGCTGGAACAATTATTGATCCGAATGAAAAAGATGCAGAAGTTCTACGTGAATTAGGAAGTAATGCAATTAATTCATTCATGCGTGGTTTACCAGCTTTAAAAAGATTGAAAAGTGAAATTTCTTCATCTATTCAACAACGTGGTTGGTTGTATGGATTAGACAAACGTATTCTTTATTGTAGATCTGAATTTAAAGGATTAAATGTATTGTTGCAATCTTCTGGTGCATTAATCATGAAACAAGTTGTTATTAATTTACATAAGTCAATGGAGAAAACTAACTATCAATATGGAATTGATTGGCAACAGAATGCAATGATCCATGATGAAATTCAAATTAGCTGTAAACCAAATCTTGTAGAAACATTAAAGGACCATGCGTTAAATGCATTTCCCGCAGCGCAACAATTCTTTGGATTCCGTTGCCCTATTGAAGGCGATGCCAAGGTAGGATACACATGGTTTGATACTCACTAATGACAACCAAACGCAAACCTACTCTTAAACAATTGTTTATTGCTTGGAAAAAGTATCAAAAAAAATCTGATGAAGCAAGAGCTCTTAAGAATGAAGTCGATGATATGGCTAGCAGAATTCCATATAGCAGCGAGTTAATTCAAGACGGTAATTATCTTTATCGTGTTAGTGCTAAAGGGCGTTATGGTTATTATGACGTTACAAAAATTGCAAGTACAGAAGAGTTAAATAATATTAAGTAATGATTCCGTCCCAGGTATGACGTTAAACTGCCTTACCACCTAACATCTGATCCAATGAATCTTTCATTTCTTTGTGCTCAAACCATTGATGTTCCAAAAGAAAAAGCTATTAGCGAAAATTCTTTTGTAACTGTATGTAATCTTTTATTGCCACCTGTAGGCAATAAAGCCCCAACTCCAATTCAACTTAGTATCTACGGTAAAGCTGCTGAGCGTTTTGCTCGTGTACCGGCAAATGCACAGATTTACATTCATGGCTCAAAACTTAGATATGATTTAAATTCCAAAACTTATTCATTGCAAGGAGGAATTGTTACTCAAGTTGATACTACATTTCCAATTTTGAATACTGTTATTCTTAGTGGTCGTTGTGTTAAAGATATTGATCAAGAAGATGCACGTGCATTTAAAACAACTGCAGATGGTTTGATGATTTGTAATCAAACACTTTCTGTTAATACAGGAAGGAATCAAGCAGATCTGTTTAACTTCTATGCAATTAATACAGCAGAAGATAAGTTAAACAATGCAGAGCTGCTAGTTAACTTTACGCGTAAAGGAATTGGTCTTACTATTCAAGGGAAATTGGTTACTGACTCTTGGGTAGATAAAGAAACTAAAGAGAAAAAGAATTTAACTAAACTTCAATTGGTGTCAATGACTTTGGCTCCCAAGGGAAACACAGAATCAAAACCAATCACAGCTCAAACAACCGTTGCATCTTCTACGGATGTCGGTAGCTCTGTGGGGTGGCAAGGTTGCAGAGGATCTTGCTGAACCATGGGGGGCTCAAAACGGCTCATCCCTTCCTGACCTTCCAGGCTATGCTATGTCCGGCGTTAACGACGACTCTGATCCTCCGTTTTAAATCCAATGACTATTTACAATCACTACGAACTTCAAACACATTGATGATGAAACTACTTATATGGTTTCATTTAATACCAATCTTGGATCAGGTGTTATTGATTCTTTTATTAACTTCATGAGCGGCTGTGGGTTTTCCAAAGAATTTGCAATGAGTTACATGGAAGAAATTGTTGAAGAATATAGAGATACTCAAAAAGCGCTTGTAAAAATTAAAGAAATCTTGATAATCTTGATTTGATTGATCGTCCTAAGCATGACGTTAAACTGCTTATCACTCAACAAAAAACTATCATGACCTCCATTCTTGATGCTCTGAGACAACCTGATTCTGACACTAAAAAACTTCTGAACCTACTATTAAAACTTCTGCAAAAGTTATGACTACTAAAAAGACATCTGCGCTAGCTACCGTGGGCTGGAATCTTTTAAACTTTTTCAAGACAAAAAGTTTGTATCGGGATATCAAAACCTCGTCACAATTCAACCCCTTAACAAGTCTAAAACACGAGGTTGGTTCGTGCGGAACTCAGACCTTGATGCTTGTGGATGGAGTGCCACTGAAGATCAATTTGCTAAGGGTTCAGTTATCTGGAACTACAAGCAAACTTTTGGTATGGCTCCCAATACTTCAGTTGAAGAAGGACTTAATTTTACTGAGCCTCGAATTCAAATCCTTTTACGTTCTCCCCTTATGGTTGAGGAAACCACAGGGATGAGGCAAACGATTGGTACCTTTGAAGATCCAGCCGTTAAAGAATTGTTTGAAGCTGATAAAACTGCATCTGATCTTGCTAACAGCAAGGGAGAGATGTACAAGCGTAGGTACAGTGTACGTACAAAATATCTTGTTTATATTTTGACGCAAGAGAATAAGCGTGCACATAAGATTCCAATGGTCCTTACTTTGAAGGGATTGAATGGTACAGATGCTGCTGACAAAATTAAATTGTATGAAAAAGAAATGTCTAAGTGTTTGAGCAAAGCACTGGATTCTGAAATTCCATTAGCATTCAATGAAAAGTTTTACGCCACTACCGTATTTACTCCAGTACTTGCCAATGAGATGCGTGGCGCCAACAACGTTGAGATCTGCGCAATTGAATCTTTTGGTATCCCTGATTACAGCAGCCAAGAAGCCGCTGTCGAATCATTGAATCAAATGTCAATTCCTGATGAAGATCGGGAATCTACTTGGAAATTCCAAGAGATGTTTGAAGATTACATCAATCAACACGCAAAACAAGATGCTGAAAAATTAGGTGGTGCCTATGGTATTAAAGAAGGAGTTGAAATTCTTCCTGCGTCCAGGGGTAATGATGTAGATGCTAAGCTCTTGGCATCTGCACAAGATCCTGATACAGGAGAAAACTATTCTTTTTGAGTTTTAAGTTCAGGGTTAGCAATGTCATTTGTATCAATTAACACATTGTTAAATAGATGGATGTCTTTAACTAACCCTCTAATTACAGCTTGACGTTGTGTGGCGATCCTTGCTAAAAGGGTCGCCATTTCTTTCAATGCATTTACGGAATTACAATCCTGAATTGAGCGTTTAATTTTTTCTTCCCAAAATAAATCATCAATTGATGGTTCAATATCAAACTTACTGAGTGGTACGTAATGTTCTTCCATAATTAACCATGGAGGATAATTAATTCTACACACAACTAAACAAATGAAACCAGAAGACAAGGCAGCATTTACCGCAGGACTAACAACTGGGTTGGCTGCTGGCACAATTGCTGCTATGCTAGGCACGCCCGCAGCTATGGCTATTGCTATCTGGGGTACGTATCGCATCACTAAAGATGTATACAACAATTCCAAATACAATTCAACATCAAAACAATGACTGAATTAATTACTCAACTTAATCAAGCTCAACAGTTTATTTATACCAAGAGTAATTTACGGCGTGCATTTCCAGGGTTTGATGACACTGAAATTGCTGCAATTCATTTACAAGATACTCTTGTTACTGTAGTGCGTAATGATGGTACTAAACAAACTTATGACAGGCAGTTAGTTAAAGCTGCGTACCAGCAGTTTACTTTTCGTTTAAAAGACTTCTTTTCCTATCTTGGGCCTAACTATCGTGGACCATCAATCTGGCGAAACAATGCCTACATCATGTTTAAAGGTTGGCACTACAGCCATAAATTGGGATACCTTTCGCAATCTGCGCAAATACAGCGTGCGTGGGTTGATAAATTTATTCACATCTCAGATCGAACCAAGCTTGTTCAGTTACTTCAATCAGATCAAACTGATCTTGGGCACCTGGTTGCCCCTGATGGTTTCCATGAGATTAATGATGCCATTGACTTTGATGCTCCTGAACCAGAGTCGGATGCTGAAATTGATGGCGTACAGAAATTGCAGGCAAGTCCATACTGCTCTTGTGGTTCGTTCCAAAGGCAATTAGAAAATCTTTCTACGTTTCAAACTGAGATTGAAGGTTACAAACCTTGGTGTATTCATTTAACATGGATGCAACGTTATCGTCAGCTTCTTGTTAAACGTGGTGAAGTCCGTTCGCAATGCCGTGGTCAAGTTTCAGAAAACGCTGTGGCCTGGTGGTATGCGCCGCCAGAAGGTAAATCAGATGAAGGGCGGTTTATTGTTCTATACACCAAACAAGGCTCTATGGCTCCACTTAAAGCTTGGCGTACCTACAAACCAAAAGAAGTCTTCACTCAAAAACATGTTTGGGATTTATTTGATAACATGTTAGAAAATGGATTTGTTCCATTTCCAGGTACTTCTCTTCCTCAATTAAAAAACGCATGGAAAACACAAACAAAGAGTATGTGACTCAAATGCAGTTTGAATGTGCTGATCCTGCTTCTGTATTTAAACTTAACATTAAGTACATTGAAGAAGAAGAAGATGGAGCTGGTACTATCGTAATTGAATGGGATGAAGATGATGCTGATCTCCAGTGGTGGACAAACTTAGGAGAAGAAAAACAAAAACAATTTATTACCGATTCTCTTCAAGCTGCAATTTCTGACGCACTTAACAACCATGACTCTTGAAACCTACGGTCTTCCTGAAGATAAGTACCTTGAATTATTTGAAGGAAGAGCTGAGCTTTGCTTTGCAGGCATTGAATAAACTTGCTCTTGTTGCTGCCAGGCATAACGTACAGCTTGCATCATTAGGAGAAAAGTTTACTTGGAATCTGTTCTCTGAGATTGCTTATGCAACAGATGAAAAAGCTCGTGTGTTTCAGCAAGAGCATGCTCCCGAAGAAGTTAAACGCTATCAGTATCCTGGGATGGGTCCTACCAGGGATGAATTGATGGAAGAAATTAAATCTGTTAATGCTAAAACAGAAGCATTGGTTGATTATGTTTCTAATATTGTAAATACCATTCCTGGTTTTGTTGCTTAAGTTATCGTCCTAAGCACGACGTTAAACTGCTTATCAACTAAATTCATTACTACTCATGTTTGAAGCTATTCTTGGTTCTATTCTTCCCATTGTTAAAGATTTACTTTGGACAGCATGCGGAGCATTGCTGGCCTATGTAATTAATAGAATTCAATCACACTTTGGTAATGACTTCTGATACAACTAAACGCATTGTTGAACTTGCAAAGTCTTATGGCTTTACATTATTAAGACAAAAGCGTCATCTTATATTCAAACATTCTTCTGGAAAAATTATTACTACATCTAGAACATCAGGTGATAAACGTGCATTAAAAAATATTGAATCTACAATCAAAAAACTTCTTACAACAAATGACTCAAATCACCAAAACAAATCTTAAAGAATTAAGTATTTTTAAGTTGTACGAACACTATGCTGCCCTGGACAAGTCTATTCCTTTATTGGCTTCTGAGTCCCAGGAGTTGGTCAAAGCTGAACTTGAGCAATGCCTTTCCCTTCGATCAGAAAAATTGACAGACTGTACTACGCATGGGCGCACCACGAAGATGCGGTAGAACGTGCAAAGAAAGAACAAGAGCTTTTATTAACAGCACGCAAACATCACGAGTCTCAAGTTACTAAGATTAAAGGGCTAATTAATTGGTTGAGACGTGTTGCACCAATAGATTCCAATCGTATTGTTGGTAAAGATTATGAATTTGTTCTTAGCAAAAAACGTGATTTAACTGTAGAGGTTTCTATTCCAGTGGAAGAATGGGAAGAAGCGGATCGCAATGAATTTTGTTTGCAACAAACTGTCACCACAACCAAAGAAACTGTGGTAACTTCTATGAGTGGTGAAGTAATTGAATGCACCACTACACCGATAACCAAAACAGAAATTATTCCAAATGTCGACAAACTCCGCATTGCTTACCAAGAAGGGCAACGACTCCCAGAAGGCGTCAAAATCCAACAAGACTACAACATCAAACGAAATCGAATCGTCCACACCAAAGGAATGGACAATCTTTCATCCCAATATTCAGAAGAGTTTTTACCAGAACTTGAAACCTCCGACTGATCTTGATGATGCACACATCATGTGTCGTTGTCATGAGCAAGCCGTAGAGGATTTTCAGCTTCAACTTGAAATGGTAAGTCTTGAGTTGGCAATGCTTTGTGACAACGGAGATACGCTTCCGTATAACGAAACAAAGGCTCAAGAACTAGAAGAAAAAAAATTAAAGTTACTTAGCGGTAAACGGTTTCATATGAACTCTAGAAATGCATATTGGTTTTATTTAATGAAAGAAAAGAACTAGGGGAGATAAACTAAAGAAAAGATTTGGGTGCCATGGTTGACGACGGATTGACAAAATTGTTTGATTCATTTACACAGGGTGGCACCCCCCTTCCTGCGTTAATTGGTAACAAGATGGAATGGCAAGTTACGGTGCTTACTGCTGCCATGCTTGCCAATGAAAATCTATCTGCATCAATGACAGCAGAAGAAATGGTTGATGCATCTATTAACTACACTCATGTAATTCAAGAACGGCTTGGTTATTACCAGCAAAACCAAATGCATTCTTTAGAAAGGCTGCTAGAGAAATGAAAACCTGCTATTGTTTTAGGGTTCCACACTTCTAGAAATGGAAGCACCTCCCAAAACCCTTGTAACAATCAACGTTTCATTTAACATTGATTTGGAGTATGACTCATTTACGGGGCGTACTCTTAATGAATTTTTAACCTTGATTGAAGACGATCTTCTTGATGCCATCAATGAGGTTCGTCCTGAGATCCAGGATGTTTATCACATGCAAACCAAATTTGTTAATGACTAATTCATTTGATTATCAAAGAGTTCTAAACAGTTGGGATGTAAATCTCGAGCAACAAAAAGCAAACTTTCAAGAACACTTATACAACGTGTATCAGCCTAGTAGCTGTACATACACTGGCTTATGGGAACGTTTCTGCACTACGGAGGCTGGTCCATTGCTTCGTGCACAGTTTTTTGAAGCTCTTAAAGCAGTTGAAGAATATGAAAGAATTCAAAAACTAAATCAATGATTGACATTATTAAGGCCCACTGTCAAAGTGGGTCTAACCAAAACAATTCTTATGGACAAAAAAGAAGTTGAAGTTTTGTTAAAAAGAGTGCTTCGGTTTTTAGATCTGAGTTTGCTGTCATATATTGGGTATCCACCCGATGAAGATGTACCAAACCCAGAAGATTTTATTGAAGGCTACGGTAAATGTATTGAAGACTTTATTCATGAAACTAAACGATTCGGATTTGATCTCAGAGTACAACTCAACCAAGAGGCTGGGGAATTCTAATACTGCAGCCGCTGGTGACTCTAAACAACTACGTGAAAATATGCACGACACTACCAACGCAGAAACTGGGGCTTTATCTGCTTTTGATGCATTAATGGAACAACGTGCTTATAAAGAATTTGTTGAGCACTTTTCAGATACTGTTGTATCTTCTGAAGAGTTATTGCCTGCAGATAAAGTAGCAAAAGCAATTCTTGAAGTATTAAAAGAGCAGCGGACGTATCACTTAAAGCAAGCTGAACATTATGAAAATATCATTAAGGCTATCCAATGAAACCTAAAAAATTTCAGTGGGTATGCCATGACTGTGGTATGAAGTATGGTAGGTGGTACCAGGGTCGTGTGTATTCTGGTCCACCTAAACACTGTGCTACTTATCACATTGGTACGTGTGATGTTTGTAATCAAATTAGTGTATCTGTAACTGAGCCTAGAGATTATGGTCAATTAGTAACGTCAAAAATCCCTTAAATAAAACAGTAATAAATATTAGTCTCCAGCAGCAAGACTGAACAATACATTAGCAGCGGTGCCGCCAGATTCAGAAACAAACACTGGTTGTACGTATTTAACTGGATGGTTTGCTACGTTGTAATGAGTAGTGCCGTTGCTTGTAATTGTTTGGTTAGCAATAATCTTTGACCAATTGCTGCCATCAATTGAGCCGTTTAATGCAATAATCACATTAGTGTTAATGCTGGTAACAGTTGCAAATAACACGTAATTCTTTGTGTTCAAACTAGGAGGCAACTGAACTAACGTTGATACTCCTGATGCTGGGGCATCCAGGGATGCGTAGTCGATGAAAAGATTTTGTTGACCTTGCATTTGTCTATTGTTGTTAGCTCTATTTTAATTCCATAGATTTTAGGAATGGTAAACTAGATCTAAGACTATAAAAGCTATGTATACTCCTGGTCCTCAAGTGGTTCCAATGCAACAACCTCCTGTTGTTCAAGAGGTTCCTCAGCCGCAAGAAAAACCTAAAGCTCCAGGGAAATCAAAGGGGGAGACGTTGGATCTTTTATTCAACAGTGCATTTCTCTTTGTTCTTACTTAAAAGAACTAGAGACTCAAAGTCATTTAATTCATTTGAACTATGAAGGTCAAGACTTTATTAGGTGTGCATGCATTTCTTAAAGATCAATATGAAGCTCATCTAGAACAGTTTGATACATTAGCTGAGTTCATTCAGGTCCATGGATTATCTCATGCCTATGTGTGCCAGGGGATTAGCAGATGCAAGCCCTGGTGTTCAGCATGTATCTAGCTACAAAGGCACTGACATGCTTGGTACTTACTATAAGAATCTTAGAAGAGTTGGGAATGAAGTGCTAAAAAGCTTAGAACCTATTGCACAAAAGGTTGGTGCTATTGATATTGCTAATTATCTTGCTGACCTTACTGGTCAGGCTTTTAAAGCTGCTTGGTTTATTAAAGCTACATTAAGAACTGGATAATGGCTGACCCAAATATCTTTCAACAATTTTTAAATAAAGTTGGCCGTGGTTATGGTCAATTAGATAAAAATGTGTTTGGTGGTTTATTACCTGGGGGTGCCGCAAGCGCTGTTGAGTCCACAAAAGAAAAAATAAATGCGGCTACAAAAAATATAGCTGGTGCTGCGTTAAATCAGCTACCAGATCGAGTTAATTTATTTGCTCGTTATCTTACTGGAGTTGGTAATACAAACTTACAGTTAGATCCATCAACATTAATGGATTTAAGAGCCGCTGCTGCTCAACAACCTTTAGCAAAAGCAATGATTCCAAACCCACTAAAAGTACCAGAAGAAACAATTGCAAGTATGCAGCAAAAAATTAAAACACGTGACTCAAGAAATACTAATGATCCTTTTGGAAATTTTTTAAAACAGACAGTTGCAGAGGGTATTAAAAATAGAAACTTGCCTGATTTCTTAATGGTGTCCGTCCCTGCATATGGACCAGGTTTGGTTGAATCTGGTCCTGTACGACCTTATGGTCGTCTTGATGTCGGCACAAGTGTTACTAATACACTTGGTTCTTATAACGTAAATGTTGATCCAGGTAAATCTATTACTTTTAAAGATACCTATGACATGGTAAATCGATCTGAAGATCCAGATCTTGTGTCTGGTAAATTTCAACCGGTTAAAGCAATTGAGGAAATACAAAGTATTTGGGATCCAACTAAAGGATATTTTGCGTCTAAGGCGCCAACTTCTACGACCCAATCTGGTCAGTACGGTCAAATGAAAGAAACCAAGTCTCAATTCAAAAACCCAGCTACAGCTTTAGGTCGTGCTTTGTTATATGCATTACCTATTAAACCAACACCTTATGATATAAATATAACTATTCCGTATTAATCACTCCAGTGTTCCAGCCTGTGGCAGTTACAGCAAAGCGGAATGCACTTACTAATTTCTTCTTCAATTCGATTCCAGCTATAGCCTTGACTAACAAGACTTGATATTGCTTTATCTTTTTCGTTAATGTGATGAAATTCTAATAGGCGATAATCTTTTATTCCACACTTAATGCAAGATAAAGTCTTTTTGTAACTTAAAAGATTGACTCTGTTGTTTTTTACTTTTGTTCTGTTGCGACTAGGCACTAAGCAAACAACTAACTAAAATAAGTATAGTCAATTAATTACTAAAATATTGTTTGATTGTGTCAATAGACACAGGAGTAAAGTTGTTGCGTTCTACACATGCGTTGAAATATTTTTTGTCAGGTTCATCTTTATCCATGACAAGATTGCAATGGATATGGCCGTGAACATTGCCTCGGTAGTGGCCAGAGAGGCAAGAGGGGTGTACTGGAATATGTGTAAAGATCAGCCCGCCAAGAAAGTCTGAACCTGGCCTAAAGAAAAAAGCTCCGCGTACATCTTCAAAATATTGAGAGAAGTCTTTGAGTTGTCCTTGGTCGTGATTACCACGGATCAAAATCTTTCTGCCGTTAAGACGACTGAGTACTTTAAGACTTGGTCTAGGGATAACGACATCGCCTAAGTGATAGATAGTGTCATGCTTTCCAACAGTGTTATTCCAGTTGGTAACCATGAGTTCATCCATTTCTTCTACTGAATCAAATGGACGTAACCGCTCTCCTTCTGATGTAACAAATGTCAAACTTTTTGCGTGTCCCCAGTGGGTATCAGCAATAACAAATATATTTGCCATTTGATTTTTTAAGTAGCCGTCTGTATGGGACTTGAACCCATATCGCTTTGCCCTCTGAAAACATTGCGTCCAATGTCCAGGCTGGAAGCCGCCTTATCCTATTAGTTCGTAACAGACGAGTGACCCCCAGGTTTGAGCATCGTTGAGAGGCTTAGGGGGTGTTTGAACAGTCCTACATTAAAGCAAATGCCCAGTTCAGACTGTAATAGATTCTTTACCCTTTTTACCACCACAGACTATGGAAAGAATTAAATGGCATCTGTGGATAGATAAAGAATCAGGTCTGTCGCCTTCCATGCTCTAGGGCATGACGCGCACAGGGGTCTGATTCTCTATCAAAATTATTTTAGCAATAAAAATTCCTGGTTGCTCAGGCCAGGAACATTAACTTTCGGAATCCCATCCAATGGATAGTTGAGCAGTGTAATTATAATTACTTTTTCTTTTTAGCAGCAGCTTCTTTCTTTTTTGCAATCATTTCTTTAAACTTGTCGCGGGCAGCAGCTTGTTTGTCGGATGCGCCAGCCTTGCTTTTAGCAGCAGGAACTGCCTTACCTTTGGCTGGGGGAACGGCTTTTTTCTTTTCCATTGTAATTAGGAATCTTTATCTACTATAAGTGATCTATCTATTTTTATAGCGTTTAGCTGCACGTGCTGCACGTCCTGCTTTTTCTGCAGCTTCTGTGTTCTTCACAAACTGTTTACCTTGTTTGCTGCCTGCACGTTTCTTGGCATCTGTCTTGGCACGCTCTTCTTTTGATAGTGATGCCCATGCTTTTTCTGGTAGATACCGTTTGGTTTCTCCTTTTTGAATAGCTTTATCGACTGCCATTACTTACTCTTCTTCCTCCTCTTCCCCTTCCCAATTAATTTTAACACTTTTTAAGTTCTTTAATAGTAGTGTAAGGCATTGGGTTTTTAAATATTGCTATTTCCTGATGAATTATCTCAAATAAAGCCTCACAAGCTTGGTCCTCAACGCTTTCTTGATCTGGAGGACATTCATAATCAACAAAGTGTTCAGTTGTAGGAATAAATGTAAAAGTTCGAGTGTACGTCACTTTAACTGCTTTAAGCAAGATTTCCATTTCAAAAATAGTTAATTTTAATTTCTGTTTATATGTTAACTCATTATCTTGACTGTTCCTTGTATAGTAGTAAATTTAATCTTATCTGAATTTTCTATTAAATACCGTTGCTGATTTTATTGTTATATGTTAATACCAAATTAATAGCTACTTCTGGGGTTAAACCTCGCATGTTTATGCGAGAAACAGCGGCTGGAATACGTGCAACCAATTCACTTTCTGGGTCGCCTCCTGCTATTTTTTGATCCCAAGGAATAATTTTATAAGCCGTTCGTATAAGATTTTCTGCTAAATCAATATCTGGTGGATACAGTTTGTTTGCTAGTACGCCAGTGTATTTACCAGCAAATTGCATTGCCATAACAGGATTCCCGATAATTACCGTTTATTTGTTTTCCTGATATTTTTTAGCAGCAGCTTTAGCCTTACTGCGTTTCTCGTACTCATCTTTGGTCATCCACTTTTCTTTTCCCCACTTCTCTAGATCTTTTTGTTTTTCTCCTTTGCCTCCTTTGTATCCACCACCTGCTTCTTTGTATTCCTGTGCGACAAGTTGCGCTTTTACGCCGCACTAATCAGTTGGCCTTACGGCTACGACCATTCTCCCGGTTTACCGATCCACGGCCATTCACGCATGACTTTATTTTTAATGCGCTCACGTAAGTCTGGCTTGGTGTACTTGCTCTTGTCTTGCAGCCATAGCATCCGTGTTCGTTAGTTATAACAACTATTTTAAATCAATAGTATTTATCCCATAAAGAATGGGGGTTTGCTACCAGGGCTTTTAGATTTTTCTTCCATGTGACGCATCACGTCTTCAAGAGACTCAACTGCTTCAAGCCTCATTAACATATCGGTAAGGCTTGAAATAACAATGGGATGCTCAGATCTTGCGGCAAAAGCAAGTGCATCACGTAAGTTGTTCGTTGCTTGAGTAATTGATTCCTTGACTTGACTGCTCAGTGCCATTTGAGATTCCTTGGGTTTCTTTGTCAGTATAAACATTGTTTCCAGTATTTTGTTTGGATAAGGTTAAACTTTGAAGCAGCGCATCATGTTGATCTAAAAATTCAATACCTTGCGCCAAAGTCTTTTGATATTGTTGCATGTTTAATACCTTTACAAAATACGGAAAACTTTAATTAATTGTAGTGCTTTAATGCTTTTAAGACAACTTGTGTAATACGGGAATGTTGTACATGCCAATATTTTCGTATCCGCTATTCGCAAATAGAAAACAAATGTTTGTAGTATCGCAGTCCCAGGTGAGAGTGCGAGGATTTACACCTGAGAAACGTAACCCATTGGCAAATGGCAAGGCTTTATAGACACAAAAACAATTAAAAGTGGAAGCAACGGGAAGAAGGTTGGGAAGCTCAGAGATTTTGGGGCCTTTATATTCGGTATCGTTTGAGTCTACACGTGTTGCCCAACTGTCATAAATCCAATCAGGTACACCAAATCCGTGAGGAAGAGCACTATATCCAGAAGCAATATCTAAACCAGAATAAAGAAGGGCGCTAATTTGTTCCGGACTATATAAAACGTCTGGTTCAACACATGCAATTTTGTCAAATAATGAAAGACCATAAAGATCTTCCATTTGATTTAAAGTTTTGTTTCTTGCTTCTGCTAAATAGTGAACCCTCTCCTCTGCTTTGATTGAACCAAAGTATGGCCAACCTAAATCAGAAGTCGTCACTTTTACGGCCTCAAAATGATTTTGGAATTTTTTTTCAACTAAACGAAGTACTTGTTTAGTATTGTCCTCTGAATCATTTTCAAATACAGATAAGTAAAATTTAATGTTTGGATTTTGTTTGGTAAGTAAAACTAATTGGTCACACCATGTTGGTACATGCGTGCCACGGTTGCGAATAATGGTTGAGATTAAGCAACGCATCGGTAAAGCTCCTTTGTCATGTGATTGATTTGAGATTCAGTTACAAAATGATTGTTGCCAATATAAAAAGAATTTGTGTGAATCTCTTCGCTATTAGGAAGATAAGGATTTTGTTGATAATCGTGCATGAATGGTTGTCTTAATAAATTACCAACAAGAAACGGTCGGGTTTCTACGCCAAAGAAAAGAGTTTGTCCTTGAGATGCTGTTTGGTTTTTTCTGATTTGCAATGGAATGGTAATGTCATTGCACTGTTTCCAGTTGGGTTGGGCATGTATTTAATCCAGGGATGTCCTACCATCTTCTGGAAGAACGTTGTGTAATTACGGTTGCGTTGTTCAATAAATCTATTGAGTTTTTTAAGTTGGACCAGGCCAAGGACTGCGCCTAACTCTGTGTTTCTAAAGTTGTATCCTTCGGTAGGAAATAAAAATGAAGGGTCAATGTCAGGTGCCAGCTCTTCTTCTAGGTTGCGATACTTGGGTAGCATCTCTCTGGCCATGCCGTGGGAACGCTTGGCACGCATCAAATTGTAAAGGTCAATATTATCAGTACAGACCATGCCTCCCTCAATTGTGGTCATATGGTGACCAAAGTAGAAAGAGAAGGTTGAACCAAGTCCTTCATTCCCTACTTTCTTTTTGTTTTCATTAAGAGCGCCATGTGATTCGCAGCAGTCTTCCAGGATGTAAGCCATAGGCCAATATTGTTTAATCTGTTTCAAGTTGTTGGCAAACCCCATAATGTGTGTTACATACACAATGTCTGGCTCAAAGCCAACTTCTTTTAAGCGTTTAAGGGATTCATAGGTTGGGCTGTAGGTTGAGTAATCAATGTCATAAAAGAAAATTGAATGATTCTGTTGCCGAAATGTTGAGATGTTAGTTGCCCAGTTAACGGCAGGACAAAGAATTTTTAACTTTTTATTTTTGTTGAAATATAAGTCTCGTACTGCGTCCAAAAGAAGAGCATTGGCAGTTGATCCACTGCTTACAAACAAAGAATATTTTCTGCCCTGCCAGGTGGACCACTCCTTTTCAAATTGAAGACACTTGGGACCGTTGGTAAATCGGTCGCTGGTAAGAATGAATTTGATTAAGGCACACTTCTCGTCAAAACCAATGGTATTTTTTTGAAGCGGCCATTTGAATTTTGACATACTGCACCACATAAATTCTTGGTTATAGTGTCAGTATAAAGAATAATTCCCATGAAAAAAGCAATTATTACTGGAATTACTGGCCAAGATGGTGCATATCTTTCCAAGTTGCTTTTTGATCAGGGATACGAAGTCCTTGGCCTAGTAAGGAATAACGCAAATCCAGGGAATAAAAATAAGTTGAAATACCTATTTAATGGTTACATTCCAGAGCGGATTAAGTTTGAATATTCAGACATGATGGACGCTACATCTATGCATCGGGCAGTGGATACCTTTGGTCCAGATGAGGTTTACAACTTAGCTGCTCAAAGCCATGTGGGTGTCAGCTTTAAATCACCAGGGAGTACGGCACATATCAATGCACTAGGAGTACTAAACATCTTGGAAGCATGTAGGAATGCAAACAAAATGCCCAGGTTTTATCAGGCATCTACATCAGAAATGTTTGGTAAGGTCCAGGAAGTTCCGCAGTGTGAATCAACGTACTTCTATCCAAGGAGTCCTTATGGTGTCGCTAAGTTGTTTGGGTATTGGTTGACGGTTAACTATAGAGAAAGTTATGGGCTATTTGGTTGTAATGGCATTCTTTTTAATCATGAATCTCCAGTGAGAGGAGAAGAGTTTGTTACTCGGAAGATTACGAAGGGTGTTGCACGCATTGCTCAATGGAAAGCAAGATTGTATTGAATTGGGAAATCTTGATGCACGTAGGGATTGGGGTCACGCACGTGACTATGTAGAAGCCATGTATTTGATGTTGCAACAACCAAAGGCTAAGGATTATGTGATTTCATCTGGTATTCAAACCAGTGTTAGAAAATTTTGTGAAATGGCATTTGAAGCTGCAGATCTTCCTATTATTTGGAGGGGGTCTGGTATTGATGAAGTTGGTTATTGCCCCCGGTTGGAAGAAATTGTGGTTCGTATTAACCCAGATTATTACCGTCCCGCAGAAGTAGATATGCTTTTAGGTGATTCAAGTGCAGCTCAAGTAGACCTTGATTGGCAACCACGGACTACGCTTAATCAGCTTGTGGAAGAAATGGTTGAACATGACTTACGTCAAGAGTGGGATACTCCTACTTATTAATAAAAACTCCCATTTGTGCTTCTTTAAGTCGATTACGGTGTAACTCAATGACACTGGGGTGAGGAACAACTTCTTTTTGTGGATTACTTCTGCATGAAGTGTGGGATCTGCAATGACTAGATAACCGTTATCCCTGATTCCACGGCAGAATTCCCAATGCTCTACACCATTAATAACAGACCAACTCACATCGTCTAGTGCTTCTTCTTTGATCATGGCCATTGATCCAAATGCACTATTACAAATCACTGGTTTTTGATTGTCCCAGGATTGGCGATCTTCTGGATTTAAAAATGGGTTGGCGGCAAACGTCATTGCCTGTTGACCAGTGGAATCAAGAAGAGACCAACTATCAAAATAAGAAGGGCGTTCGGTATCTTCAATAAAATCACGTACATTTTGTACGGTATTTGGTGAAACCAGGCCCCAGTTTTCATTGGAATCCAGGCGGTCAATCATATCAATTATTAAAGATGGTTTCCAGTGCACATCACTGTCTACGACTAAGAGGTAATCAAAGTAATAGTAATTATTTAAATAATCAAGAGCGATGTTTCTGTACCTTGCTTGATAATGAACACGATCTAAGGATGCTACACTTCCCCACTTGGGGGCACCAATACTTTCTGAAATAACAAAGCCCATGCGTTTTGAGAGCCAGGATTGAAGGAGTTGAGGGGTCTTGTCCTGAGAATCATTTTCAAAAAAGCGTATACGCAATTAACTCCTTTGTTGAGAAGGGATTCTTCCATAGCTTCAAATTGAGCTAGTGAGTGTTTGAGATAGGAAGAACTATCTCTCCACAACGAAAGAACAGCAACGTTTTTGGTGTTCATCACAGATCTACGCGAATATAATTAATGTTTTTTTGTTGGAGATTTTTTTCGTACTCGTTGGCTTCAATAGTTTCTACGTCTTCAAAAGCCTGGCTAATTTCTGGATCATCATTAGATACGGGTTCTAAGTAGAAACGAGTGAGATTTGAAGTCATCCAAATATAGTTGACTGCTTAAAGACTAGCGTAAACTTAAAGAAAAGTATTAAAATATAAGGAATATACACAATCTTTCATGGTTGTTGCTGATATTCCGACTGAACCTTGGTACAAAAGATACTCAGAAGAGCCGGAACTTTTTGAAGAACTAAACTCAAAGCCAGCCAGGGTCACAATTAATGGTAAACGTCATTACCATACTCCGTTCCTGACGGGTCCAGCGCCATCAGTAACAACCATAATTTCCGACACTGCATCAGAAGCCAACAAAAAAAAGTTGGAGATGTGGTCTAAAATATAATCCAGGTATGAAGGAGGCAGCAGCAGAGAGAGGAACTGCCATCCACTCATGTATGGAACATTACCTCAAGAAGAATTCGTTGATGTACCGGAAGAATGTAAAGAGTTTTGGTCTGGGATGCCACAGATTTTCAGACCAGTTTCAAGAGGTAGTTTGGGCTGAGACTCCTTTGTTGGAAAAACATAAATTTGCTCTATCGGAAGATGGTGTGGGAAGGGTGCGGGGATGTGATGGAGAAGGCGAGCATGGTCTGGTATCTCCAGATATTATTGGGGTAGCCGGTAACAACGACGCTTGCTGACTTAAAGACATCGAATGGATCATATTACAGACGATGGCCCAAGAACTTAGAGAAGGGTCGCCTGAATGGAGGGCCAATCTAACAGGTTATATGAAATTTTCCAAGTGCTGCTTGCAATTGGGGGCATACGACTTGGGAATTGAACAGACCTTGGGCATGAGGGTCCAGCAGGGGGCCTTGTTTGTTTCGAACGAAAGATAAGACGCAACTCTTTTGATTACTCGGAATCACCTTAATATTATGAGGGAAAAGTGGTTGAAGGTGGTACAAGAGTACTATGAACAAATTAAGTTGGTAGGTGATTATGACCCCGATCTTATCTGAAATCTGGAAAGAATTAGTCAAATGGTGGAAGAAAGTTTGGTTTGAAGCCAGGCTGAAAGCTCGTTTGCAAATGATCGAATGGCAAACACAAGTAGAGACTGAGATTGAACGGAAAGAAAGATTTGAGGCCCGTCTACCAGGAGAAGCCGGTAAATGAAGAGTTGCAGACAGGAGAGTCTCGCTTGCTTGGTGGTGAAATGAGATTGGCGGCTAAATGGGTAGTTGAAGAAGAAAATGTAAAAAAAAGTAATGAACAGGACAGGTCTAATGAGACCAACTGATCTTTGGAAAGTGATAAGAATTGTTCAGGGTTGGGGACATTAGGATAAAAGAAATACAACCTCACTCTCATGGAGATTCCGGTCTCGGTCGGGGAGTGGATGCAAGACCTTTGTTTTCCGCATGAATAATGCGGAAGAGGGGATTGTCTTCTTCTCCCATCGCCAATGCACCTTCATGCTTATGAACTAGTTAAAGAGGCGCAATTTCCAGAAAAAATTTAGAGTTAAGGTAGGGAATCTGGAGTGTTTGTTGTGACTAGTGCAAATTTACTGACCTTGAAGCCAGGTGAAATTAACCTCCAGTGGATCCCGATCGAATGGCCTCTTACTCCGTTGGGGGAGAATAAAAATCCATATTTGACTGGTTGGCAGAACAAGCCCTGTACTCCAGAAGATATTGCAAATGAGATTCAGGGGAGAGTGTAGAGCTGTTGGTCTTATTTCAGGTCCTTGCTACAACCGAACCATATGGTTACGTTTGGGTTGACGTTGACGGATCTAGTGTTTACCAGTTGGTGGAAGAGGTTTCGGGGTATCAATTTGACCAGGCACTTCCATCTACTTTGACAATTTGCAGCGGCAAGAGAGGTAGGGAACGTCGCTTATATCGAATCAATAAAAAAGATTGGGGCCACTTTGTACGTAATAAATACGTATGGCATGCATCAGTAGAAAAGGAAAGACTTGAGATTCTTTGGCAGAAGCACCAAGGTGTACTTGATGGGATCTCATCCTGAGACTGATGGTTACTACACGCCTGAAGGATTGGGATTTGAGTGGGTGCTAAGTATTCCTTATTTACCCGCTTGGATTCTTGAAGGAATTAAAGAAAAGAATAAAAAGCAAGGTAAGCCTTCCACTGAGCAGGGTAGGGTTGTCGGCCCAGGGGTTTGCAATCAATACTCGTATTTCACTTGAAGGGATATGCAACTTGCTGTTGAAGCAACGTGGGCTATGCCTCCAGAAGCTGCAGATGATTACGATATTTGGATTATGGCGGGCCAGGCTCTCCATGAACTAGATGAATCTCTTCTTGATGTTTGGGATGATTGGTCCAAGCAGAGTGATAAGTACAAACCAGGGGAATGTCAGAGAAGGTGGCAATCTTTTTCAAAGGGTGGTGGTAGAAGTATTGGATCTCTAATTCATGTTGCTAAAGAGAATGGGTGGAAGCCAAGTGAGAACTATAAGGCGATGAACGTTGATGATGAAACACTTGAACACGTATCTAAAGTCCTTGAGGAAATTGAAGAAGACATGGAACTCACCATTGAACCAGAACGTGAATTAGTTGAGCTGAAAAGGGCAGATGTAAATATTCAGACAAAGACAAAAAGCAAGAAGGGAAAAGATGGAAGCAACGTAACTCGCAACGCATCATCTGATGTTATTGCAGATTTGTTGCTTCAGATGTATAGGGGAAACCTTTTGTATAGCCTTCCTCATGGTCAATTTTTTCTTTACGAGAAAGAAGGAAAGGGGCTTTGGTCTCCCATGCAGAAAGTTGAGATTCTTGGTGATATTCGTGACAAGTTGAAAGAGATTAAAGAGTCTGGTGACTTGTTGCCTATCGGGTTTTTAGTTCCAGGTTAATGACTGATATGAGTGAACATCTTCAATCAGCACTTTGTTTTAACGGCTGGTATGAAGGTGGTGATCTCCTGTCTGTTTACTAATGGTCTTTTGAATGTTGAGACTAGGGAGCTTCTTCCTTTTAAGAGGGAAAAGTACATGACTCAGCAAATGCCATATGACTATGATCCTGCGGCTACCTGTGAAGATATTGTTGTTTGGTTAAAACACACTCAATACAACAACTGGCAACGTGCTCAGGTACTCAGGGCTTGGTTAAGAGCCACATTATTGGGTCGTTATGAGCTGCAAAAGTTTCTTGAGATTGTTGGTCCAGGTAAATCTGGTAAGTCAACTGATGCAAACCTGGCCGTTGCTTTGGTTGGTAAGAGGAATGTGTACTCAACTGACTTTGAGAACTTGGAGAAGAATAGGTTTGAAGCCGCTGGTTACATGGGTAAAAAGCTGTTGCTGTTCCAGGATGCAGATCGTTGGGGTGGTTCTGTTTCAAGATTGAAAGCAATCACTGGTAACGACTGGATTCGTTCTGAACGTAAGTATCAGCACGAAAATAATGAACCATTTCAATTCAAAGGGTTGGTAATGATTACTGCCAACGAAGCTATTCAGACAACAGACTACACCTCTGGTTTGGCCCAGGCGGCGACTGACGATTCCATTCGATCGTCCTTTTACTGGATCACAAAAAGAACAGAAAGAACTCATTAAATTCAACACGAAAGGTGAGCCGCAAGGTGAGTTTGCACCGCTGTTACCAGGACTGGTTAATTGGTTATTGGATATGAGTGAAGATGAGATGAGGGAATACCTGATGGAAACCAATAAGAAGGTTGAGTTCTTTGGTAAGTATGCGCACGTTCAGAACCTAAGATCAAACCCAATCCTTGATTGGATGGAACACAAGATTGTGTATGATCCGGGCGTTAAGTCATGCATTGGTTTTTTGACTGGTAGCTCCAATAACCAGTCATATGACAACCATACGCGCTGGCTGTACGCAAGCTATGCCGAATTCTGTAAGCGGTGTAACGTTCATTCCATGAGTAGAAGTAGGTTTGAGGTTGTGTTCCTTGATATCTGCAGAAACCAGTTGAGCTTGAACGTATTTAATAGGAGGAATAGCAAGGGGTTGTTGTTCTTTAATGTGGCCGTTCGCGAATCGGATGGAAAGTACGACAATTACCCAAGTATTGTGACGGTTGCATCTGATAAACAAAAGTATGAAATTGAATATGGCGTAAAGATTTCTGTGAATAGAGATGCGAGAATTGAAGATCAAGAAACTGTACTAGAAACTGATGAACAATACGGGTCGCCACTTGATTCTGGACCTTTATCAATGTGATCCAGGTGTCTTGGATGATTATGAAAAGTTGGTTGATGTGTTGACCCAGGCATTGGTGTTGTCTAGAGCAACAGTGCTTCAGGTTGTTGGTCATCGGTTTCAACCACAGGGGGTAACTTTGTTGGTACTACTAGCAGAATCACACGCTTCCATTCATACTTGGCCAGATGAACGGTATGCGGCAATTGATTTTTATACTTGTAATTCCAGGACGGATACGGAAGGAATTAAAGCATTATTGAAAAAGAGTTGAGGGCGGAAAGTTTTATAGAGAGGGAAATCACTAGATCAATTAAGGAAAGCATTCATTGATTAATTGGATATAATCGGACAAGTTCTGATTTTCCAATGACTAAACCAAAGCTTTTGTGGATTGGCGATATTATCGCTCGCACTGGATTTGCTCGTGTAACAGAAAATGTTCTTGAGCGAATTAAAGAAGAATATGAAGTGGTTGTGTCGGGATGCAATTGGCATGGTGACCACATCCTCTTCAGAATACGTACAAAATCTTTCCGGCTACCAATAGGTTTCAGCAGGCTCCGTTTGGAGAGGACCGTATTCGTGAAGTAGTGGAAGGCGAAAAGCCTGATGTTATCTTCACTATTAATGACATCTGGATTGTTAATGAACAGTACCGACGCATCCAGGATTTGCATAAGGCTGGTCTGTTTAAGTTTGTTGGCTACTGTCCCATGGACTCGTATGGATGGGTTGGGGTATCAGCGATACCGCTAATGAATGGGATGCATTGATTTCCTATACGGAATTTGGTGCGTATGAATTTATTAAGGGTGGTATTCGTAAACCAATTACTGTTATCCCCATGGGATTACTGATGGTCAGTTTTATCCCAAGGATAAGGTGCAGTGCCGAAAGGAGTTGGGCCTGAAGGAGGAAGACTTTATTGTTTTTAATGGAAATAGGAATCAGTTCAGGAAGAGGATTGATATTACTATTTCTGCGTTTGCTGAGTTTGCAAAAGAAAGGCCTAATGCAAAGTTGTATTTGCATATGGGAACTAAGGATCAGGGTTGGGATGTGATGCAGGTGTTTGGTAGGGAAATGGTACGTAGGGGACTTGATCCCAACGGAAGGATCATTATGACTGCCCAGACGCCTAATCCTCTGCTGTTGAGGTTGAGCTGCTTAACACGATTTATAACTCTGTTGACGTTGGTGTCAATACGTGTAAAGGGGAGGGCTGGGGGCTGGTCAACTTTGAGCACGCTGCCTGCAGGGTGGCTCAGGTGGTACCAGACCATACGTCCTGTAAAGAGATTTTTGAGGGCTACGGGAAGCTGATTCGATGCGACCACGTGGATGTGGACGTGAATTTTGCCAGGGAGATGCCGTGCCCCTCTGATGCCCACCTAGCCGAGATTCTGGCTGAACCTGTACGAAAGCCCTGAAGAGCTGCTTCAGACGGCTGAGAAGTGCTACGAGAGGGCTACGGACGTTGCCTTCCAGTGGGACACCGTTGCCGCTGAATTCCACAAGGTGTTTCAAGATGTACTTTCTAATACATATGAACTAGAGCAGAAGGAAGTCTCACCTGTCGCAATTGAGAAGAAGAATAAGAAAAGGAAAGGGAAGAAAACTGCTTAACTTTTCTTTAACCAAAGTCCTACCACCCATCCCCAAGACCGGCCCCATCACCAAAATGTAGTGGTGGCAAGGGTTTTGGGGATTTTTACCAGGGATGGTTGGTTGGGAAAGGGTGGACTTTGGGGGAATTGGGCTACTTGACCCCCCCTCCAAACAACCCTTACATACGTGAACGTTTTATGGCGAATGTACACACACTCTGTGTACAATTGGACTAAATCGTTCACCTGCTACAAAAAGAAATTAAAGGGGGGTATTCTCGTCAAACTCCTGACGAAGTCCTACCAAAACCTTTCCGTCCGTCACAATTGAGTCTCATGTTGAAACTCTTATTTCGTTACGTCCCAAACATTAATGAGCTGGACATTGAGCAACTAGATCGTTTGAACTACTATCGAGGGTTCCCGTGTGCCCATGGTCATGTAATCCGTGATACAAAAAAGCACTGGTGCTATCACGGTGCTCTTAAAATCCAAACCAACATTTGCGGTTTTGATGTCAACTACCTACATCGCGACTACAAGATCAGGTACGAGACTCTCTGGAGGAGTATCCCCCAGGGTTCATTTGATAAGTGCTGGGAGGTCGAGGGGAAAAAGAGTAGGATTACCTTTCCGTCCTATAGATCCCTGTACACTGAACGCTTCACGGAGTACGTCAACGTTCACAAGTTGATCTACCAGTGTGCCTGGGGGGACGTGGGTAGCACATGGGTGACAAGAACGTGTAAGAACCCCAAGTGCTTCAATCCACTTCATATGAAGTCTGCTTGGAACCAAGCCAATCCACCTAAGTCAATCTCACCATTCGCAACTGAGTTTCAATATGAGAAATTAATGCTGGCTGGCAATCGAGACCGTTTAAATTTACCAACTGACGAGCCAGTGTCTGCTCAATTTAAAATGCTTATAACTAATCCACAACACAATAAAAAACTAAAAGAAGTTGAGGAGTAAAATAGAAAAAAAGTAGATAGATAAATGGCACGAGTCAGCCCTCGCTCTTCTGTTTCTCAACGTCAAAGAACTGTAAACAATCCTCTTTTGCTAGGTACTTTTAGCGAAACTTCTTTGCGTTATTTACAAGGAACATTACAAGCAACATATCAAGTACAAGAAAACGGTTTTGGAGGTGGCTCATATAATCATTGGTTTTCTGTTGAAATCACTTCTCCAGCCTGGATTATTTTGACCAAAGATGGTGATCGTTCTAAATATGTACAGATTTCTTGTTATGACTTGAATTTAATTCCAATTGAGGGACGCTCTATTTTCCAGGCTGATAGCGTACCTGAAACTTTCTTAATTAATAATCAACAAGAAGTTTTTTATCCGTTTGTAGGACATGTAACGTCTTCTCAATCGGATCTCTATAACACCTTTAGTCAATACAGCCTTTTCAGGGTGATGATCGGTATTACCCCCTGGGTGCAGGAAGATATTTGATTTGTGTTTCCAGTAACACGAAACGAACCGATTGATTATAACGTTGGTCTTGTTATTGAGTTTCCTTCTGAAGATTTGTTTATTCTTCTTGAAGATCTTGATGGCAGCAAACTTGCCCTTGAAGATGCTGTTGATCCAAGTAATACTAATCTTATTGGACCGACTTTTTCTGTTGATTACATTATTCCACCTGGCGTCAATGCAGCGACTTCATTTGTTGCACAAATTGATTCTGGTGTAATAGTAACTGTATCTGCGGGCTCAACTTGGTTAATTGGATCTTTCCAACCAGGTAATAGCATTCCACAAAACATATTTCTTTTAGACCCAACTTTAAGCTACTGACTTCTATAGTGATCATGAGCACTCAAGAGCTGAATGGGTAAATGCTTGGAACAGAGAGCACCAAGACACTGACAAATTCCCAGCAGTATTTGAACCTTTACTTACAAACGCTTAGTTTTTAAACTAAAAAACCATGACTACTTTAGTTGCCAATGTACCTCCAGTTCGTGTGTGGGTCAGAAAAGAGTACTTGTATGACCTTCAAAAAGGACATGGAGAATATACACCTGGTTACTGGGTAACATGTAAATCTCTTACTGGAAGAGCATTATATTTTGAAACATACTTAACAGAGTACGGCGCTTTATATGACAAATTACCTATCAGTGCATTTTTATCTTGGGATTCAAATGCACCAAATAAACCTGTTGCACCTGCACCTGATCTGCCGTTAACAGATCTTCAGTATTGGAATGGTTTTGATCATGGCTTAACGGTCATCGAAAAAATCTTATCTTTAATATGCGTTTTGAAGTACTGACAAGAGAGAATGGTGTGATGCAGGGCACATATTTATTTACGATTGACAACTATCATCCACATCGTAATGAACCTGATTTTTATTTCGCGGAGTTTCCCGATGAGCACAAATCGCACAACATTGTGGCTTTGGACAATGGCCAAATTGGGGCTTATCCTAATAATCGTTGCCGAATGGTCGACCCATCACTAACTCACCACAATTTAAAAACCCCTGATTTTAAGGTATCTACAAGATACTTTGATGTTGAGTGTGTTCCTAAATGGGGTAGGCTGGGAGAGTGCGATGATTACTTCTGGAAAACACCAAACGAAAAAAACGATGGCAAGAAGGAAATACAAACAGAAAAAATCAATTGTTATTCAAATGGAGAATGGAAATCTTTTTTTGATGCAGATGACTCTTTACACGAAAAGCAATGCGGGAGCGATATGGCTTGTCTCCTTGGTTACAGGAAAAAGTAAGAGACAACTAAATGATTGGGTAAGAGAAAGAAAAAATAAAAAATGTGTTAAAAGATTAAAAGCAAAACTGACAAACCTTTTGGATTTGAAAGGTTATCGAATCGTTATTAATACATTACGAAAATGGTGTGATGATTTATCTCCGGGTGACATGCTTGCATTTAATTGCACCAGTGCTATGCCAGAAAAGCAGTATCGTGTATGGTGTAAGTGGTTAAAAAACAAAGAAGTTCAATATCTATGGAAGGAAAATCCTGAACTTAAATGTTTTACTTTTTATAAACAAAGATGCGTAGAATAAAAAAAGAGTTACCAACTACTCATGGACAAACTTAGCCATTACATTGAGATTGCACTGTCTATCCATGCGGCTGCATCTATTATTTGCGCACTAACTCCCACCAAGAAGGATGACAATTTCCTTGGTAAGGCCTATAAAGTACTTGAATTTCTTGCTTTAAATATTGGTCGCGCTAAAGATCGTTGATTATTCCACAGGATTAAACCACATCACAACGCCGCCTTCTTTTTCAACCCATTCTTTTGTTGCGTACGCTTCTTCTTTTGGAAGTGTTGCGCATTTTTTTTCTTTATCCACTATATGCCAACAGATATTGACTTTAATCTTCGGATCTTTTTTTACTTTCATTTTTCAATAAGAATTGCCCATCCCGTATTTGGTCCGTCTACTTCCCAACGGCGTAACCAATTTTTGCGACTGTACTTAATACCTTGTCCAGATTTTAATTTTGTACTTACATAGCCACCAGAATTCATATCTGCTTCTCCATAAGGATCGTTAAAAACAAAGTGTGTTGGTGTAATACCTTTAATTACAGACCAATGTCCGCCCCCTGAGGGCTTAGAGATAGGTCCTTGATGTAACCAGCCAACAGCAATTGGTCTGTTGTTATTGATTTCATTTTCAATCAATTTAGTATTACCATTGGAAATAAACTTTGCATTAAGTCCCATGTGTCTTAATGTTTTGAGCTGAGCCATCGAGTCAGTGGTGTCTCCAAAATTTGTACGAATTTTATTGTATTCATCATCAGAAGTTACTTTTCCATAGAAAGCGGCAATCATTGCACAACTAGAAGAAAAACATTCTCTAAATCCTTTACCAGACTGATTGTCCAGTTGATAAAAATATGGAACCGTTAATACTTTTTCATTACTGACGATGGGTAGAGGCCCCAACTTTTCATTCATTATATTGATTAATTTTTTAGTGTATTCCGGATCTGTTGCATATTGTTCTGTGACTAAAAGTTGAGCACATTCATTTCTATTATCTGCCCTATTTACACCTTTATAAACGTTGTAATCTTTATACCAATGATCTACTAAATACTGAACACATGATTCTAAATCTGGAAAATCCATGAAATCGTCTTTGATTTCAATCCATTTGTTATTGATAAATTCTTTTGTACCCGACGTACTGCCTTTACCTTTTAATCCAAAAAAATTATTTGTACCGGACGTAAATTTACCGTATCCACTTTCTAACGCCCACTGAGCAGCAACAACTTCTGGAAATTTTGCACCTGCTTTTTTTGCAATTTTTACTATTTCGTCCCAAGTATTAATTAAAGGTTTTTTTGTATTCTGTCGATATTGAATAGCAAATTCTTCTAAAACTTCAGGTGAAATGTTTTTTTGCAGCCATTCCCATGCATCAATTTGATGCTTTAAGTCTTTAAAGTTTTTAGCAGCATCAATGAGTTTTATTGACATTTTATTTAAATAGATTAGTTTTCAACTGTTTCAATGAGTTCCCATTGTTGAGTTTCTTCATTCCATTTGTATTCACCTGGTTCAATTGGCTTGCTAATAGGTGCTTCCCATTTACCAGTCATTGCAACCTGAGTCCAACTTGGATATGGTTGAGTTGCATCTGAAAGTTGTGGCCACACTGGATATTCAGGCCCAGTGACAAAAGCTGCTAGCTCATCGGTGGTTGTTGTTGCTTTAATAGCAGTAATTTTGGTAGCACATGCAAGTCGAATTGTTTGGCGCCAGGTTTTTGTTTTTGTGTCTATTTCAATTCCTTCATCAACTTGCCTAACAATCATCCAATCGGTTGGCAGCAAAAGAGTATAAGCAGTTTGATTTGTGTTTTGATCCCAGGTGGAAATCAGTTGTGTATGGTCTTTTGGAATTAAATGCCCCTCTGAATCATATCCCCAGTAGAATCGTTGATCCCAAGTAGGAGGATCTGGAATCTCTTGAATTCCAATTGCTTGTTTTTCTTCCCACGTACTAAGCCTTAGCCAATTCGCAGGATAATTAATTCCATTATGACTAAAAGGTGAATCGGGGGCTAATGGCCTACCATCTAAAACAAACATTGTTTTTTTATTCTGTATAATTATTTTAACCTAGTTTCCCATTGACCTCGTCTCTGTTAAACATTAAAATTTTACAATCTAACATCTTCAAGGTATGTCAACCTCAATCCAAGAAGCCTGGGCTCATTTTAGAAACAGAACGTTCAATCGTCCTTTGTCCTACAAGTTTGACTTCTGATTATGTAGTAGTTGATAAATGGTTAAAAAAATGTCCAGTAACTGACCTTACTCAAGGAAGACAGTTAATGACATGGGTACTTCAGCAGAAACCAATTATGACAAGCAGGCGCGTAGCCATGTATGTCAAAAGTCTTTATCGATGGGCAACCAATGAAGACATTGCATTAGTAGCAAAAAATCTCATTTTGTCTTTTAAAATGCCTAAGGCGCCCAAGAAGATGAAGAAATTATTGTAATTCCTCTGTAACGAGGTTTCAGTTGTAATCTCAGCTTTAGAAGGAAAATCAAGAAAACCTAAATACAACTGGGCTTTTTATTCGGAATTTATGTTACAAACTGCTATGCGAACTGGTGAAGTAAGAGCTTTACGTTGGGAAGATATTAAAGACAATAAGATTCTTGTTCATTCAAATTACACGCTTACTCATGGACACAAAGATTCAACAAAAACAAATCGCAAAAGGTGGGTACCTCTTAACCAGCGTTGCCAAGAAATTTTAAATAAAACACCACAAGAAGATTCTTATATTTTTCCTTACAATAGATATGCTTTTCAAAGCTATTTCTATGACCGCATGAAAGAATTAAAAACAGAAGATCTTATCACTCATCGTTATCGTCCTTATGATTTAAGGCACACAGCTATTTCTCGTTGGATTGAATCACAAATTCCTGTGGCACAAGTTGCTGCATGGGCTGGTAACAGCTCAGAAGTTATTTGGAAACACTATTGCAATGTTACCCAAGAATACGAAATGCCCATTTTGTAGTGGCAATGACGTACTGGAACCGGCGGCGATAATCTTCAACCCACTCCTTACCCATTAGCTTAACAAGATCCTCCCTGGTAAGTTTGCGGATCTGTTCAAGGCAGGCTTGGAAGCGGCGTTCATTTTCTTCTGGTGTAATTTCTTCGTGCATATAAGTGAGGGTGACTACTGGCGCTTCAAGCTCATCTGCAATGGCCAGGACGTTCGTCCGCATCGCAGGTCCATGCCTCATGTAGCAAAGCAGTCTGTTCCTTGATACTGCTGAGTGTGAGCTACAGCATAACGAATTGCTTCGCCACATGCATTTGACGGGTCTTCTACGGGTTCAAGCCTCTGGTCCGGAAAACTCCATCGCTCTTTCAAGAACGCCTTTGGCTGCAGGTGATAAGTTGCTGCGTCATGGGCAATTAGTGGAAGCGTCTACGAGGGTGTGCCACGCAACTCGGCGGCGATGGTAAGGATTTTGGAACGGATGGATTCTTGAACCGTTGCCGTCCACGCTTGTTCGTAATTCCGCCCGCCTTCGACGATCATCGGCGGTTGCGGCACCACCTGATCAGCCAGCGCCTCAAGGGCGGCGGCCAGCTTGTCGCCGTAATCCAACAAAGACGCCAGCTTCGTCTTCGTTGAACGCTTCCCAAATGGCCTGCGCTGCTGGTGAAAGTTCAGTCATCGCAATACTCGATGTAAAGGTCATTAAGCATCTCTTCAACGCTGAGATTGCTTTGTAGTTCCTGATGGAACTCAGTGGCGGCCCTTGCATTTAAGCAACTAACACCGTGCTCTAGATCCGACTGCAAAGCATTACACCATGCGTCAGATAGTTTTTCAAGAAGGTCGCTGGTAGTTGTAGTCATTAGTGTGTTTCGCTAGTGGGGTGGCGGCCGATGGGAGAAGGCGCGCTCTTTCAGTGCGCCAAGGCGGCATAGATGTTAGTTCTCATGCGCAGTGTCTCGGTAGCGCTGGCTTGTTCGCTCATTATGACAGGCCATCAGAATGAAGTGTTCCAGTAGCAGTCCAGCGCATAAGCTCGCCGTTCAATGCTCGTGCGGCGCTTAGGCGCGGCGCAATGACATCGGCGGTCTTGCGGATGTTATACGAGTCTCCACGAAGCTGCGATCGAGCCATTTCTATTGCCAGAGCCTAGTCACTATTGAACCACTGACCATGCCTCAGCTCCTGGTCGGCACCCCATTGGGCGGCGGTGTGTGGCAAGTACCGCTGGCGAGCAGTACGGCGAAATCCTAGCTCGTCCATTTGTTGTAAAGATAGCGTCTCGATCCCGCTGCTGACACCAGCTGCTTGGCGGTGGCCGTATCATTCCGGGAACCGCTGTAGGTAGTAGCGGCATCAGTGGAGTTCAAATACAAGTCATTTGTGGCCTCCAACCGGCGGTAATCGCGATATGTGGCCCGTTGGTGCTGATCCGCTTCTTCCTCCGGTACATAATCACACACGGTGTCAGCCCCAAGACCATGGCCAATGGTTGCACGAGAACTGGTGGAGGTCCGGCTAACAATCGATAACCCCGCACTAGCGTTCGCCCATCGCCGTAGAATGCGATGCTGCCGGTGCTGGTGACGGTTGAACTCCCCGCGTCCCAGCACCAGGCGAGCAGAACGCGGTGCCATCTTCCGTTTGTTCCTGCATACGGTGCGCCGCTGGCGGTAAACCCGTCAGACGTTGTAGCAGTAAGCCGTATTAAGAGTGCTCTCTGCGCTGGTCAGGTTGCTATGAAAAGTACGTTGCATGACGCCACGCATAACGGTCGAAAGCTGATGATCGTATGCAGCGCTTCTGGCCTTAAACCACGAAAAGTCAGGCGAGAAGGCAAGCCCACTCATCGTCTGGGCGCTGCCGTTGCCGGTGTAGAGCTTGGTGTCAAACGCCGTACTGCCCGCCAGGATCGTTGTGCGTGGTGCAGGTTGGCGGTGTCGAGACTCGAACCCTGCGGGGGCACCACCTGACCTGGCGAACGCACGCTGGCCAAAGTTGAAAATAAAAGTTCCGTTCTGCGCGTTTGCCAGCGGGAAGTATGTATATGAACCGCTGATGCTTTGCGAATTCCCGGTTTGCGTTCCGTTCTTGTAAAAAGCAATAGTTAAAGCGTCTATATCTACGGCTACGCCGATAACGTCGTTTGTGGTAAATGACGCAAACAGCGTTCCTTGCGGGCTTCCGTTTACATAAAAGTTGCCGCCCTCGTTGTACCCATATGTTTGTGCGCCCGGCTCCAGTTGTCAGAGGCGCTCCCTGGCGCTACGGCGATACCGACATAGCCAGCAAATGTTGAGCCTGCAGGTTAATCTTCCTCGACCACTTTGCCAGACACCGGATAGGCAATCGTTCCACGGGCTCGATGCTCACCTAGTGCTGTTGATGATGCGTCAAGATTTCCGTTTGCGAGTGTAACTGAGGAGGATTTTATCTAACGGATTCAACGTCGCATAATTCCCCACCACGGTTCCACCAGCATCGCCGCCGCTGGATGCGGTGCCATTAGTGGGGGAGTCTACGAGGGAGTCGTTGCCTGCACCTGCGGTGACGCTGAGATTGTTTGGCGTCCAGTTATTGCCGTTGCCAGAAGTGTCCTTCCCTAATGTGGTGGCGGTTGCTGCTGCTGTTATCCGCGAAATCGGCAGGTGGAAGCCGTTGGTGCCGTAGGTGCCCGGTGTATGCCTTGGGCTGCCAGATGCCGTTGGCGTCAAATCTCACCGAAGCTGGTGGGGGTTAGCGCTTGGCCGTCGATGAAGTAGATGTCGGCGAGGTAGCCAGAATAAGCCCATAGGCTCTGATCTGAACATCCTTTGACTTACTGTGTTGTTAATCCATTGAGTCAGCATTGAGTGCTGGATAGGTTGTGTAGCCACTGACGATCAAGATTTAGCAGGTTTCCGTTATGCCACCATTTAGACACGATCTGACGCAGTTGCTTGAGTTGTGTCGAATGCGATAACAAAGTGCTGCCATGCAGAATGGATCTCTGAAAACCGCCGTAGTAACTTAGAAGCCAATCACCAGAAGATCCGTTATAGCCAATAAAGACTATTGTGGAGGCGTTATTGTCCATCTGGAGAATGTCGAAACTCGTACCCCCAGCCAGACGGATTGTTAGCAGAAATAAAGTATTGATATCCAGTGATACTCCCCAGCTTAAACCAGAGTGAATAGGTCCAGGTCTTCCTGTTGCCCGCCGATGCCGGGGTGCGGGACAAATACGCCGAGTCTGCGGAATTGAACCGCAAGGATCGAGAAATTGAATAGCCTCCCGCAGTTGCGGCGGCTGTCAAGAGCAGGGGATTTGCGCTTCCTGGAATAGTCATGCTGCCACCTCCTGCAGTTGAGCGTTTGTCAAAGCGTATTCACCAAAAAGTTCGACGGCTTTGGCGTCGTAAGCACGAGCAGCCTCTTCTGCAGTTTTGAACATGCCGATGTGAATCATTTTGCGGTTATGAGTAATGCCAGCGATCCAGCGAGATCCACGGGCATGAACTCCCTTGAAGCCAGAACTGTTGCTTGCAGTCAACTTGCAGTTAGCCTTGTTTGTTTGACTGGTGGCAAGCCGCAGGTTACAAAAACGGTTGTCAGTTTTGTCACCGTTAATGTGATCAATTTCAAAACTCGTAGGATCTTCGCCGGTCATCATGTACCACGCAATCCGGTGCTCGTAAAAGCGGCGCTTTTTGATTGTAATTGTTCTGTAGCCCTTGACCCCAACAGTCGTACCAGCCCTCCGACCAACGCGCTTGGCATTGAAATCCCCCAACCAAGTGAACTCACCAGTCTCCGCGTTGTATTCCAGTCGCTCTTGAAAGAAGCTGAGTGGAGGCATCTTGCGGATGCGATTGACAGTTTCTTGAGGCTCGTAACCACTGTCACTACTATTGAATCGTAAAGATCTAGGAATAGAGTATCCGGTGGTCCCAGGGGAGGACCCATTAATAAATTTACTGCAGTATTTAAGATCGACATATCAAATCAAGCCTTAATGTCTTGAATTAGCCTATAACCAATACTTGTAGTACTTCTTGTGTAATATACAAGCAAGTCGACAGCTCCACTTGTTGTGGTTAAAGAAGGTGTATTGCCCGAACCTCCTGGGTAATGCCAATTACTTCCAAAAGACATTGTGTTTCCTGAACTTCCTTGAATAATTGTAACAACTCCTGCTTGACCAGAAGCAACGTTTGTTGGGTTTTGTAAAACAGTTGTTCCAGTTAATGTGATTTGAAAGTAATTTCCAGAGCTAAAATCTAATGCAATGCCAGTTGCATAAGATTGAATAATAATTGTTCCTCGTTGAGCAGCACTAAACGTATTGATTCCTGTTGTTGTTGCAACGTTTGCCGTTGTTGTTGCTGCACTGGTTTGTGTTGTTCCATCTGGAAACCTAAAGCCACCCGTTGTAGATTGAATTACGCCAGTAGTAATTAATCCAGAAGCAAAATTTCCACTATTACATGTAACTAAATTACCAATCAGTGTGGCACCAGAAACACTTGTTGTAAATACACCTGAAACAGCGTTAACGGTTGAGCCGGTAATAGTAGTACCAGTAACAGTTGTAAATCCTGCTGTGTTACCAGTAATTGTTGCACCGGAAATCCGTGAAGTAAATACACCTGAAACAGCGTTAATAGTTGCGCCTGTAATGGTAGTACCAGTAACAGTTGTAAATCCCGCAGATTGACCAGTTAAGTTTGTAAATTGACCTGTATTTCCGGTAATGGTTGCGCCAGAAATCTGAGTAGTAAATACACCTGAGACAAAGTTTGCAGTGGTGCCAGTGACCGTAGTTCCTGTTACAGTAGTAAACCCTGCGGCGCTTCCAGTAATTGTTGTGAATTGAGCAACAGATCCCGTAATTGTTACACCTGAAATGGTTCCGGTGCAGGTTACATTGCCGCTAAAAGTTGGATTTTGAACTAATCCGGAAATTTGAACGCTTTTATCAACACCACCGTCTGTAAACGTTATGGTCTCAACTTTAATAATTCCGTACGGCATGACAGTCCTTTTTTTCTTTTATTATTTTACTTTAGGTATTAAGGCAGAATAATCAGTGGTCCTTTAATAATAAATCCACTCGTGCTACCAGAAACAACACCTGAACATGTAATTGCTACTGTTGAACCAGAAGGTTGCGTAATGTGAAGAGTTTGTCCTGTTATGTTTGTGAATAAACCTGCGGTTCCTGTAATTGTTTGACCGGAAACTGTTCCTGTAACACTTATACCAGAACCAAAAAATCCAGATCCAAGAGTAAAAGTATTACCAGAGAAAGTGAAATCTCCAGAAAAGCTTTGGTTTGCAGCTTGTAAAAATTGAAAAACACCTGAAGTAGCTCTAATGATGTTTCCGGTAATCGTTTGACCAGAAACTTGGGTTGTAAAAACACCAGAAACACTAGTAGATGTGGTGCTGTTAATAGTATTACCAGTGATTGTATTGCCGCTTATCTGTGAAGTGAATATGCCACTTGCACCACTAATCGTTTGAAAAGTAATTGTTCCGCCGGTAATTGTAACTCCGGTAATACTATTAAATCCAGCAGATTGACCAGTTAACGTCGTAAATTGACCTGTATTTCCGGTAATGGTTGCACCAGAAATCTGAGTAGTAAAAACACCAGATTGAAAATTAGCAGTAACACCTGTAATTGTTGTACCGGTTAGAGTCGTAAAACCACCGGCAGTACCTGTAATATTTGTGCCTTGAATTAAGTTTCCAGTGATGGTTGCGCCAGAAACTTGAGAGGTGAACACTCCGGAGATTCCAGATAGTTGCGTGAATCGTCCAGTATTTCCAGTAATTGTGGCGCCTGAAACTTGACCAGTAAAGACTCCTGACACAAAGTTGGCGGTTGTACCAGTAACCGTAGTACCGGTAATAGTTGTAAATCCTGCTGTATCGCCTGTAATAACCGTGCCGCTTAACAGAGTAAAAACACCTGAAGTGAAATTAGAAGTAGTTCCTGTAACCGTTACTCCACTTAAAGTTCCACTGATATTAACGCCTGACGAAAAGAATCCAGATCCAAGTACAGAGAGATTACCTGAAACAGTTAAGTTATTTTGAACGGTGTGTCCACTGGTGACCAGGGTTCCAAAAGTTCCTGTTGTTGCACTTACTGTGTTGCCAGTAATTGTTGCGCCGGAAATCCGATCGGTAAATGTACCACTAACAGCAACAACATTTTCAAAACCACCAAGACTTCCAGTTACAAGGGTCCCAGAAACCTGACTAGTAAAAACACCAGATTGGAAGTTGGCTGTTGTTCCAGTGATGGTTGTACCAGTTACAGTTGTAAATCCTGCTGTATTTCCGGTAATAGTACTGAATTGGCCCGTGGTACCAGTAATGGTTGTTCCTGTTAAGGTGCCACTTACCGTTACGCCAGACGTAAAGAAAGAATTACCGCGTGCAAATAAAGTTCCACTGACAGTTAAATTATTTTGAATATTATGTCCACTGGTGGTTAGTGTTTGAAACGTTCCATTTGTAGCGTTTACATTAGTTCCAGTCAGTGTGGTACCGCTGATTGTCCCAGTGACAGTTAAATTGTTTTGTACAAAAACAACATTGAAATTAGCAGCACCATTGACATTGGTGGCACCAAGAGTAGTTGTACCAGTAACCTCAAGGTTACTATTGATCAACAAACGGTCCCGTTAAGACGCCGCCTGTAAAAGTTAAATATTTTGTATTTAGATAGTTTGTAAATTCAGTTAAAGTAATTTTTTTATTTTTAAGGGTTGGGTCAACTTCGAATACGTGAACAATCGTCAGCAAGTCGTCCTCTGCCAACGATGCGCCCTGAATTGAGGGCAGTTCCGTAATCCTTCTATTTGCCACCTATATCAAACCAGTGCGTTACCTATGATTATAATCGGCACAATTTTAAAAACTTATTTTACCCTAATCTCAATTCTCGGAAGGTTTTCAGAAGCAAATTTCCAGACAAATTGAATGCCTGTTACAAGTCCAGTCGAAATACAAAGAATCAACAAAAGTTCGGCAATAGTCAGATTACGCCTAACGTAAATAACTTTAGGCTGTTCAAAAGGAGAAGCAATTTGTTCCGTAATTGGTTCTGAAATTTGATATACTTGTTTTTTTGTGGTTGCTGCTGCTGTGCAAAGTATTGAGCAACAGCAAGTTCTCTGGCTTGTTGCTTCATCTGCTCTAAAGTTTCTGGCGTGATTTGACCAGGAAATTGTTGAGGAGGAATACTGGAAGGAATTTGGTCTTCCATAATCATGCAAAACGTTTACAAAAAGACTAGCATCTAAACAGAGTAATTGTTGTGATGACCCAAGGATTAAGAAAAGGTTTGTTAGACATTGCACACGAATTGAAAGGGATCAGAAATATCCTTTCAAGCATGTGGCATTCACGGTATAAAGACGGAGAAACGGACCACATCAACCCCGAAGTTTACGCAGACGAATACATTTCTACTGATGAATGCGCCCGAAGACTGGGCGTATCTGATCAAACAATTAGAAACTGGATTCTTACAGGAAAAAAACGACCTGATTCTGGTTGGGTGTACGGTTTACACTACATTAATATCAGTCCTGTCGGTGGAAATAAACAAATTATTCGCATCCCTTGGAATAATTTGATACAAAGTTTTACAAAGGATACCGTTCCAAGTTACAAGAGTTTCATGGAGAAAGATGTTGTCAAGTATAGCTCTCAAATCCGAGAAGAAAAGGACTCTCACATTCCTAACCCTTCTGTTCCCAAGACTCCTGACTTTGATGATCCGAATATTACAGAGGAGTTGTGATGACACACCGATTTGACGGCTGGTCAATAGAAGATGTGACAATAGAAAACTTTGCGGATTTACTTCCTGCTTCTCTTTCGGTACAAATAGAAATTTTTTTGCCGCCTTCTGGGTCTTTTGATACTTTTATCTTGCGTAGATACCTGGAAAACTTAAAAAATTATGAAGAAGAAGATCCTACTTTTGCTATGACGTTAGCAAATAGATTGCGTGTTGCATTCCAAGATATGGGACCAGATACCATTTGTGGTAAATTCCCAAATGCAGATTTACCTTTGAAACGTAGATTAAGATGTGTAGCTGAATATTTAATTAGAGCTGGAGAATTTGATAAACTTCGCGACGATAGCGGTAAACTAATTAAAAAACGAGGAATTCTCGGAAAACTTGTCGTTATTTACCAACCGCTACCTAAAATGCGGGAAACCCTAGTTCGTCAAGGATTGATAAAGAAATGAGCCGACGCGAAAAACTGATTGCCTCTGTGATTGGTCCAGAGCTTGATCAAGATAAAGCAAAAATGCTAGATACGACACTTAAATTAATTCTTGGCGACATGGGACAAATGTTTACTAAATTCTGGGAGACTGAAGGGCCTGGAGTAATGTGTTTTCAGCCTGAACAAGTTGAAAAATCAATGTTTTATTTAACATTGAAAGAACTTAACAGTGCACAAGAGGAGTGTGAACGAGAAAATAATGGTGATCTTGCTGAAACTTTTAGACGCATTCTTCAAGCTGCACAAAAAATTGACCCAGAAGAAGGCGCTGGTTACATCTTGAATGATAAAGATGGAATTCGTTTTCTTGCTATTGATTACAACAAGGTGTCTGAGTCCTAATGCCAGCTTTTCTTGGGAATAACTCGGTTGAAGACTATGAGTGGATCAGTTCGAGAGACATGATTGACTCTGCTCATCTTGTAATGGGTGGCATTGATTTGGATCCAGCTAGTTCAGCTAAAGCAAACGAATATGTCGAATGCAAAAAATTATTACACTCCGTTTGAAGACGGGTTAAATGAACAAGAATGGTTTGGAAATGTTTATCTATTTCCACCAAAACACTCTTATTTTTGGCACAACAAATCTCAACGCTGGAAAATGACACGTGGATTGTCTCCTACGTTGACTTCTAGTTATTCAATTTGGTGGAGAACACTGAAAAGAAAATGGTTATCTGGGGAGGTAGAACAGGGTATTTATTTTGCCAACGCACCAGACATGTTTATGTATTGTCAAGATATATTTGATCATCCCATCTGTATTTTTAGGACTCGGCCAATGTTAACGCAACATTTTTATCACACGGGTAAAATCAAAACACGTACTACCTGCACTTCGTTTGCAATATTTTTACAACCCAAAAGAAATGTAGAAGATGCAAGACAACATTTTGTTGAAGTTTATGGCGAAATGGGTCGCATTCTTATTTAAACAAGCTAAGATCTTAAGGCTTCAGTTGAATTTATGAGCATTCTCTCTGATCGTGAAATCAAAGAACTTTCAATTACACGAGGAATGATCCAGCCATTCCAGGATCACCTTGTCAATGAAAGCAATGGACGTAAATTACTGAGCTATGGACTTAGTTCCTATGGGTATGATATTCGCTTATCGCCTAAACAATGTTTAATTTTTGGTCGCACGCAATCAGGCGATTGTGATCCTAAAGATTTTGATCAAAACATTCTTCGTTCAGCAGAGTTGCTAGAAGATGAAAAAGGACAGTACTTTCTTTTGCCTCCATATGGTTACTGCCTAGGTGTTGCAGAAGAATATCTAGATCTTCCAGAAGACGTAACTGTTGTTGCAGTTGGAAAGAGCACATATGCTCGATCGGGAATTCTTGCAAACATTACTCCGGCAGAGTCTACGTGGGCGGGACACTTAACATTGGAGATCAGTAACTGCACTGGATTATTTAATCGTATCTATGCCAACGAAGGAATCTGTCAACTTCTCTTTTTTCGTGGAGAAAAATGTGAAGTGAATTATAAAATGCGTAAAGGCAAATATCAAGATCAACCTAAGGAGGTTGTCTTCAGTAAAGTTTAACCAAAGCTTCTAAAGGTACCAGAAAATCGTTGGGGCTTACGTGCGTAACTAACGGCTCCTGTAGGCCCCGCAGTATCGCCTTGGCTTGGTAGGGCTACACCGTCAAGAATTGCCTCGTTCCTGGGCGTCCTACCCCTGATCTGTGGCTCATCAATAGAGGCTCTTTGTCTATACGCCCCAGCAGTCTTTGCTGCTGCCATAAATTTTGCTACACGGTCTTGTTGTCTAGTGTTACGAATATCAACTTCATCAGCGATACGTCTCTCTTCTTCGTCAAGACGCCTTATATCTGTGTCATAAGCCTGTTCTGGATTTAAATCTGAGACTTCAGCGCCCGAAGTGCCAGAACGTTGTCCAGTATTATAGGTGGGGTCGAAAAATCTTGCCATGATATTATTTTAAATGAAGGAAACCCGAGGAAAATAACGATGCATGCGGCAATGACACCAGATGCATTCTTAAATCAATTTGTCATTAATGACGAAGTTATCAATCGTTGTCTTTGTGAAAGCGAATTTGGTCAGCCTTTGGACAACGAAAAACATGACGTTCCCCTTCAAGATATGTACAATAGGGGTCTAGTGCTTACACAACAAGGTCGTGAGCGCACCAACCTACAAATTGAAGGAGCAGAACGATGTGGTATGACGGGTTACATTCCGAGTATGGAACAGGGACTTGCGATGGGAGCATCACCCAAGCCGAAAGCATTAGTTTTGGATCTGGGGGAAGTGGACGAGGAGGAGATGGAACAATCTCGCAAAAGACGTGGTTTGAGCCGGTAGATTCAATAATGGACTCAATTGTGTTTTCAAGCCCACCCACTGTTTTTTCTGGGTGTACAGATGAGTTCTGTTTCATGCCAACACCAAAAGTTGACATGGTTAACCATCCACCACACTATTCCAACTCAAAAAAGAAAATTGAAACAATCGATAAAATTGAAGACGCTGTTCAGTTTGCGCCAAATGCTGTGATTGGTGGTCTTCAGTGGCAAGTCATCAAGTACATGGATCGTCTTTGGGAAAAAGAAGACCCTAAACGTGATGCAATGAAAGCAAAGTGGTATCTCGAAAGGCTTATTGAAAAACTTTCTTAGAAAACAGAATACTCTTTTTGGTCATCTTCATCATCTTCATCATCCTCTTCTCCTTCGCACATCATTGCCAACTCAACTAATTCCAGTTGGGTTGGCAAATCAAACTCAAGTTCAATATTTTCACCAGCAAGGATGTCCCTAACAGCAGCCCACTCAATCAAACGGCGCTGATAAAGATTTAGAAGTGCAGCATAAAGCTGATCCCAAGTCATTTCTTGTGCTTCAAGCTCTGCTTTACGCATTGCAAACTGCAATTGAAGCGGTAGCTCTAATTCGCGGGGACGAACTGTCTCTTCCATTTCTGTTTGCTGATCTTTAAATATTCTAATCCCAAGAAGCAAACTCGGTATCGGTTTCTTCGTATTCGATGTTTGATTCCAAGAAATAACCTTCACTAAAGCAGTTTGAAAACTCAGCCAATATGTAAGGATTACTGTTTGCTTCCAGGTTTCTGATCGCTTGTATTTGATGTTTGGCACCTGAATAAGTTCTGAATGCCTTAAGTAAAATCTCCCCTGGATGGCAAACTGGCTTTTTAACTTCTAAAAGGAACAGATGAGCCTCTTCTCTGCGTCTATCTACTAAACCACCAATCACTTTGTGGTACGGATCAAAAATCCAGTGAGTAATTTCCTCCGCTACATGACCCCAATTTTCATTTTCAATTGAATCAATAATTTCGCTATATAAAAATGGCTCCCATCCAATGGAATGAATGAAAGAAATAAGAGCCTCTTTCATGGAATGGTCAAGACCTAAATTTAAACGCGTCAGCTCATCATCAATAAGCTCCACTTCGTGAAGCAAGTATTCAAGAGCTTTGTGTTGCGTGCATCTGTGTCCTTGTTTTACCGGAGAACCATCTGGATAATACTGTGTTCCATAACCAAAAGTATAAGGGGCGCAGCCAGTGCTTACATCCGGATACGCTTTTTCGCTATACCCCTCATATTTTTTAATGATATTAATGGCACGCAAAAAATCGGCCATGGAAAAGACAGCAATTACTTTCCATAATAGTGTTAATTAAATTAAAGTGTTAACCTTTACCTTGTCCTCTGGATTTTTTACGTCCATGAGAAGGCTTAGAATTTTGCCCCTGTCCTTGCCTTGTGAGCTTGGGCTGTGATTCTTTTTTCTGAATCGTGTTTCCTTTTACTTTTCCCATTTAAGTCACCACTTAACGCGATCTGACCAATATGCAGCAGACATCTTTCCTTTTGCAATATTTTTTGAATGTCTAGCTTTAAAGCTTTCTCTACGCTTGCGATATGCTTCTGACTCACCTTCTTCTTTGGACTACCACTAACACCTTGTTGCCCAAAGTGAATAATTTTTTCTTTTCCTCCTTCACATGCTTTAACCACGTGTGATTTGGTCGGATGATTAGGAGTCTTTTTAGGTTTATTACAAGGCATTGAATCCTTGTGTAGTTTAGCCGCAGTAGCAGCTTTCTTACGTTTATCAGACATCAACTAAAACCCTTAAATAAAGAAGTAAACTCACCCAAAAAGCCTTGACCAGATTTGGATTTCTCTGGCAGCTCTTCATCTAAGTTAATTGTAAAATAGCTTGTGCTTGGTTTAGTATTTTCCTGCGTATCTTCTGTGCTTGTATCAAAAAAACTTTCAAGAGTTTCAAGAGAAGTGTACGGATTTTTAAGGTCTAAACCCGTGGTTTTTAACGGCTCATTTCTACCTGCTTTTGTTAAAGCAATCTGTTCAGATCTATCTAAATCGGGGAAAAGTTTTGATAAAACTCATCTTCTGTTCCTTGAAATCCAGAGGATTGAAATACTTTATAAAGTTCAGTATCTGCCTTAATTGTGGCATCTGGCTTGTAATCTTCAGGTCGCTCAATATAAGTTACGCCTAAAATTTCTTGAGTAGGCTTCTGTCTTTTTTCATTAAGATACTTAATATTTTCACGAATCTCTTGTGCAGATCCCGTTCTCAACGCTTCAATAATATATGTACGTAAGTCATCAATAGTTCCTTTGAAATCAGTAAGACCATATCTTTTTAGTATGTCTTCCCAAGTTGTTTTATCATCTGGATTTACACCTTTTAACATTTCATCTGCAAATTCTTCGGGTAAAAGAAAAGGTCCAAATACTAACTCAGTATTCTCAATTTTATTTTTTACAGCAGGAAGAATATCGTTGTAAATAAAATCATTGATTTTACCAGCATTTAAATAATCTTCAGCAGAGTCATATCCACGTCCTTGACCTTTAATCTGATAATGCATTTTTGCAAACTGTTCTTTATTGTTTACATCTACACCAAAACGATACGCCTGTGTAGTCCAATAAGAATCTCCACGTTTTGCTGCTTCCCAATCTTCTTGGACAACTTTGCCTTGTTCTGAATAAGCCGCCTGCCTACCAATATTTCCTGTTGGATTCATATAAAAATCAACATTAAAATAACGAGTAGGAGCATTTTGAATTTCATTAAGATATTGCGTTGCTTTAAGATCAGCAACTTGCCTGGCAGCATTAGCCAAATCTTGTGTTTGAAATGGGTTCTGTTCGTTTTCTTTAACATCAATGTAATCAACAAACTCATTCATTGACTTTGATTGATTAAAGCGAGGAATTAAATAGGTATCTAAAACTTTCTGGCAAATTCTCCTTCAATTTTTAAGTTTTCACTTGCTGTCCCAGCATCAAGACCCAGTTGTATTTCTTCGTCGTAACGCGTTTTTAAAGCATTATCAAACCACTGTTGCCAGTTATAAGTAACAGAATTATTTATTCCGCTAACTCCTTGAAGTGCTTTTTCTAGAGACTCTTGTCCTTTGTTGCCACCAAGGAAGGACCATACGCCACCAACTCCAGAATCGCCCAGGATTGAATTAGCTAAGTCTTTATTTAAGTTTGTGATTTCACTAAAAGCACCAAAGCCTGAGAACATGGACAATTCTTGTTCTTTTGCTTTTGCTTTTTTCATTTCAGCAATTGTTTCTTTTAAAACATCTTGCGTCAATGCTTTAAATTTTTTAACATCTTTAAGTGTTTTTTCTCCAATTGCCAATTCAACTTCATCTTGCAAACCTTCACCAAGCTGAAGATCCCTGGCTTGTTGCATCTCAAGATCTGTTGGTTTTCTTTCTGTATAAGAATTAGCAGCAGAAAGTTGTTCTGCTGAATTAGCGCGTCTATTTTCATACCTACCATGAGCAGTGTAATGATATAAATAAAAGCTACCCTCACTACCAAATCGACCAAGTATGTCTAAGTCATCATTTCTTTCTGCGTTGCGCCAAGCATCAGTTACGTCTGGATATGTATTTTTATAAAAATTTGAATCAAATTCTCCATAAGGAGGCTTTGCTCCTAAAGAAGCACTCCAAGGTTGAAGCTTTTCTGTTGAATAGTAAGTTTTAAAGCTTTCTTCAATTGATCTTTTTAAATCATTACTAACCCCTGAAATCCCTCTAATTAAATCTCTTTGCTGTACATAATCACCACCGCGAGTAGAGTTAACGGTTTGCATTGTGCGATCGTAAGCCGCGTTCTTTGCTCTATTCTCATCTTCTTGTTTTTGTATTTTTTCATTTTCAGTCCTGTTTTTCTCATTTAAATCTCTATTTCGATTACCGTAATAAACTACTTCACGTGCTTTATCAAAAACTGGATTTGCAATACTGCTTAATCCGCTATTTCGATAATCTTCTACCTGTCTTCCATACGCATCCATATCGACATTGACACCGGCAGATCGCAAAGCGCCAGCAATAAAATCTGTTTGATCAACACGTATAATTTCTCTGGGGTCTACATTAATTGTAATTTCTCGTGTTGGATAGAGAGGATTACCACTCTCATCAGTTGGAATACCATAAGCAGCAAGTCGAGTAATAGTTATTGGCTCACTGTAACCATCAAATGAAAAAGGAGGTGGCGAATCGTAAACCGATACTGACACCGGTATTGATTGATCGCCCGTTGGATAATCGGTTCTTAAACGTGGAATATTTTCTTGTTCGCGAATAACATTCCACTTGCGAGCACTAGCATCATATGAAATTCCCATGTTATACAGCCGGTTTTAATATTGAGGATTGATAGCAACAGATATCAACAACTTCTTGTGACATCCAGATTTTTATTTTTTCCATCCTAACCTGAGTAAAAAATTCTTGTCGTTTATACCACTCTTCAACTTCAGAACTTCCCTTATTGCTATTGCAACGTCTACATGCAGGAATCAAGTTGTTTCTATTACTTGAACCAGATTTAAATCTGGGAACAATATGATCAAGACTAGTTGCAAAGTCTTCGCAATAAGCACATTTTCCTTCCCATTCTTCATATATAGATTCTCTAAATTTTCTTTTTGCTAACCTTGGAGTTAATTCGACCAGCAGAGCAAGAGGCGCGTGCTCATCATTGAACATACTCTTTAGTTGCCGTTACCTTATTCTAAGATTCCTAAGCCAATCTTAAATTTTAAAACTTTATAAAAACCCTTGACAACGCCTTTTGTTTAGGTAGTGTATATCTGAACACGCCCTGATTTTTATGGCGGCATCAACAAGTTGGGTTTCAGCCAACAAAGCGTGCGAGTCCTTAGGGCTCGACAAAAAGACGCTCTTCAAAATGCGTGATGATGGAACCCTTCGCTTGGGACCCCATTATGCCGCATTTAAAGATACGTTTTCTCGTGACTCCTATCGCTGGAACCTTACTAGCGTGCGGAAAGAACTAAGGAAAAAAGGGATTGCATTTGCGGATCCTCTTTCTTCGGGCAGTACAAGCCTTTCCTCAACTGATATGCAAGCTGTAAATCAGTAAAGTTCAAAGAAACCTTTTGTGTTTCAATGGCTTTATTTAATTTGCTTTTAATCTTATCGAAGCAGTCTTCAATATTTGAAGGCTGCTTTTCTTTTAGTTGAAATAAAAATGACCACTGGGGATGCAGCGGCTTAATTTTATTTTTCTTGGTAATGATTTTGATTGTGTTATCTTGACTCCATTCAAAACTTTTTAATTCCTTTGGATGAACGCCATAGGTAGCGATCATTCCGTAGAGCCAGGCTGCGGAACTAAATCCTTTTAGTCTAGATAGCTGAAAGTAGTCGTCTACTATCGCCTGATCAGGAGGCGGAGGATGGATAGGTTTCATTGGTTTCTGGCGTATAGGCCAATCAAACCTTAAACCTTACCAGGCCCAGGGACGCATATAAAGGGAAATCTTTTTGAGTCTTAATAGACTCCACATCAGTATACACTATGTAATTATATTGATTGATTATTTAAGCATTGTAAAGTTTTCAATTAAGATTTTATCAGTTGCAATGTTAAATAGTTTTTGAATCACAGGAAATAACATGGGTGACTGAGCGTTGTATGGAGGCACATCCATGACAGATAATGAACGTAGCGTTTTGCGATATTCACGATCTTTTTGAATCTTAACTTCAGTTTCTTTAACTAATCTTTGTTCCCACTCAGCCATTCCTGTAATGCCTACAGGAAAATCAGATGGTTCCGGCGGAAAAAGTCTGTCTCTAAATTTGAGTGCATAAATATGTTTACAGTAACGCAACTCATCTAACAATGGAGTCCAGTTATCTGAAACAGAAAGAATAACATCTTGAGAAATTGAGTTACTATCTGTAAATAAGTTTGTTGCGCTATAGTCATCGTAGCCGGGCATGCCTTCCGCCGTAGATCCTGGCAACGCAATATTTGTGGTGGCTCTTTTATAAATAGCGCCAAATTCTCGATAAACACCTGGATTATCGCGTGTTGATTTTAAATCAATATTTGAATTATTAGTGACGGTGTAATCAAGTTCAAATCCTTCAGGAGCATACACGTCCAAACCACGATTAATCCCTGGGCGCGTCATTGCATTGTTGTCAATAACACCGCTGACTTGTGTAATTTCATATCGACCAGGCTTAACAGAAGAAACTCCAGTTCTAGGAAATTGTTGTTTTGTTGTACCAGCTCCCATTACAAACGAATAATCTCTATGTGTAAAATCTTGACAAGTGCATACATACCTAGAGCCAGTAATTAAAAATCTCCCTGGAGCAAATCCAACGGGAGAAGGAGTAATAAACTGCTTATCCGGAGATACATAAACTGAACCTGCTTTTTTAAAAGTCAAAATACCGGTATTTTGATTGATGTTAATAACAACGGCTTGAACATATCCATACCTTGTTTGAGTTTGTGGATTGATTGTGTCACTAGTAATAATCGGTCCATCAGACACAAGAATACGGTCTTCAAAAATTTCTGTATTAGCAGGCTTTAATCCATCAGGTTGCCCAGATACTGGAATGTAAAAAGGCGCTGGTAAAGGATTAGCTGAACTCCAGGTTCCAGCAAGTTTTACATACCAATAATTTGCATCTTCTGTAACTGTCTCAACAAATAACTTTTGGCTACTTATAGGATCAGTCAATTTGTCACATCTAACAGAACCTGCGTAACGCCAAATACTCCAATGCATGCCAAGATCTTTATTGCTAGTTGGAAAACCAACAAAAGCACCTGAGATTACAGGATTGGGATTACCTGAGGTAGTAGCATTAGGAGTTTCGTAAGTAAACGGAAACGTATATTCATTGTTGTAAGTATATGCGTTGGCAAGCTCATAACCTTTTCGCCAACGAGACCATGCCGATTCCCTGTTGGCAGCATAAATAGAATCCGGAATGCTGCCTTTAGAAAACTCGGTTTTAATTGGTTTAATTACACCAGGGGTAAAAGGTTTAGCTTCTTGAAAGTTACCAAAACTATTACCAATCTTCCGTGCCATTTATCAGAAGAAACCACCTTGAGCACTCACATGAGCACCTGGAGTATAACCAGAAATATTGGGTCCGTCGGGAAAAACACCAACGTAAATACGATCACCACGCTCTAAATAAATTCCTTTATTTCGTAAAGGAGAAGCATTACCAAGACCAGTGGTATTGCCAGCAGAAACAGTAGGGGCACTCAACTCAGGCATAACGTCCGAGCAGTCTACTCGCTGGGTGTTTGCAGGGACTTGTTTTGCAAAGATAACTTTGTAATCACCGGAGGCTGGCACTGGGTTCGTTGTGCCCTGGTCTGATAAAAAACAAAGGTTACCTCAGGTTGGTATGCGTAATTTACTCCATTAAACACGAAGCCACTACTCGTGCCACCGAATAAACAAGTGAAGTATTAATTCCAGTTAACGTTGTTGCACCTGTGTAAGTGTAGTAACCAAATCCACTTGCTGCTGGAGTTGATAAGACGCCAGTTTGAAAAACCAAAACAACTTGACCACTCACAAATGAAACAACAGTTCCAGAAGTTGCAGAAGAAACAACGTAGTCCGCATCTCTGTAATAATCGTTTCTAACAATAGAAATCGAATCAATTACACCGCCATTGTTATTGTCTTCGCTTAAAGAAGCGTCCATATCAACCAGGATTGCTGGAACCTGGCCACCCTGTACAAAAAGAGTGTTATTGGTTGCACTGCCAGCAATCTGAGTTGTCACCCTGACCGAATCGTAAAGCGGCCGATCAATAAAGAGAGGACTTTTATTGGTAGAGGTGGACGACATTGTAGCCTTACCTGATATTAGTTTTATTATAGGTTATTTAGATACCTGCGTATCCACTTAAATTACCAAAAGGAGTATCAGGCATTTTTGCTGTTGAGCGGAAGAGTCTTTCTGGATCTCCTTGAAGAGCTAAAAAGTTTTGGAATAAATCAATATTTTCTTTCGGTTGAAATTTAAATCTTTTATTTCGTATGTATTCTGTAGTTAATTGCGGGTATTGTTGGTATTCACTTAAGCCAGCACGGGCAACGTCTCCAGGGAGATAGCCGTCATAATCAAGGTATTCAGAATAACGTGCCATTATACAAAATCCTCGTCTTCAAAGAATTTACGATACGTATTTAAGAATGTTTGGCTATCAGGAAGCGGAATATTTTCTACAGAAGAAAGATTTGGTATTGTTCCAACCATAGGAATGTATTTTAAAATATTCTGAAGCAAAGACTGACCTTGTTGATTTCCTTTTTCAACTTGAGTTGCAGTCACAGAATTTGATTGTCCTGGCACACCGCCAAGTTTTTCAAGAAGAGATTTTGCTGCCCCCGGATCTTTAGCAAAATAAAAGTTTCCGCGAGGATTAAACATCACATCTTCGGGGTCTTCTATTCTTCAGAAGAGATTGTCCCCTGAACTGAAGTGCGCCGCCATGCTTTTCAAGCACAGGACGCAACTGAGAAGGGTCTTCAAACTTCTGAAGCATCTGATCATAACGAGACCCATAAACCTTGCGGCCAAAGCTAGGATCTGTTACTTGAGATGCGCTATAAGGATTATTTGCAACAAACTGAGAGGGGGCTTTAACAACATCCACGATATTTTTACCGTACTTTCCCGTTTGTTTTTCTTGAGAGAATTGTAGAAAAAACACCATAAGGATCTTGTCCGGGACCAGCTTCACCCAAAGCCGTAAAGGCTGCAGCATGAAGCTCAGGATTAGATAAACCTAAGAGTTGCGAAGTCTTTGGTGCCATCTGGTTTTTTTCCTTATTCTCCTACCCAATTTGAATCTGCCTTAAGACCAGGGACGAAAACTGCTTGAAGAGCCACAACTAAACTCAATTTGGCAGTAAGACGGCGAAGGAAGTTACGGCAAATAATCATTAGGTCAATGCAAGAACACTGGTCTCCGTAGATCAAAAGATCTGTTATCCAGCAGGTGGACTTACCCACAGATGTGGCGCCAAGTAATACTAGTTTACCAAGGAGTTATTTTAAACGCCCTTCAAACGCACGTTTGAGCAGTGCAAGTTGCGTTTGTGTTAAATCTTCAGAAGAAGGTGGTTGGATACCGCGTTTAAACACATTTTCTCCAATCATTGTTGGAGGAATCTGCCCTGGTGCACTTACACCAAGTTGTTGTGCGTTTGCACCAAGACCAAATGCATTCATATTAACTGCTTGATCTGCACCAGGGAATTGAACCCCCGCTGGAGCACCGACTTGCTCACTGGCTTGCTGATACATAGTCTGTGTGATTCCAGGAATATCTTTACCGTATACCTGACTACCACTCATTGCAGCGGACGTTTGATAGCCCGCTCTGCCCTGGACGTAAACGTGATGCAAGACTTGGATTTGTGGTGGACCAAATCTGCAGGCCAATTCGTTCTTTTTCTTCTGGTGTTGTTGCCGTATTATATGCCTTTGTTAAATCTGCAACTTGATATTTTTTAAACAAAGGATCTTGCTCTGTCAATTGTGAGACACGAGCCCTTTCTTGTTGATAAGCTCTATCTGCTGGGGCGCCAGTAGAAGGAACCTTTAACCGTTCAGAATAATCTGTATTTGCTCCAGGGATATCCCGACCTGTTTGGTATTCTTGAAAGCGACGTGCACGTTCTCCTGCACCGGAATAATCAGGGCGTAAAAATTCAGCGATTTACAACAGGACGATTTTGATATGTTGGATGCATTTCCTCCAAATTCAGTTGTAATGCCAGTGCGCGGCAATAAACCAAACCTGCGAAGCTGACTGGTAATTCCCGTCGAAACACTTAAAAGAGGATCAAAAGCAATCATCGCCAAACCTGATGTAAATAAGACGCGAGAACTTACACTTGTATCGGCTGGCTCCTGGTATAGCTTGAATGAATTCAGCGCCAGATCTTTCGTACCGATAACGAGCCTGAAATGGATCTTTGTAGTTAGGAACGTAAAGAATATGTGCTAAACGATTTGTTTCGTAAAGGTAGATTTCGTCCCAGACTTTTAATGCTTCTTTAGCATTACTGGAACGAATTGTACGATCAACGTCGCCAACAATGTTCTCAACGCGAGTAGAGGGTGTTAATGCAACCTCAGTCTTCTTTTCAGCCGTATCACAACGACCTAATTGAATAACGATTTTGTCGTAGAAATACGAATCAGGAACTGTATTCATAGCTTCTTCCAGACGAGCATAGTCACCCGCTGGAACAGAAACCACGTAGTAACCTAGATGGTACCTGAGTTCTACTTTTTTCAAAATCACTGAGCTGCACAACTTGCGCCCTATTTAATTTTTATTATAAGTTGACGTAATCAAGCAAATAATTCCATTGCCTGTTCTGGACTAATTCCCATAGAAGAATACGGAGTTAAGGTATCAAGCAATGATTGTTGTCTGTTTTGCTTTGCTTGATTAAGTGCGTTAGAAATTAAAACATCTTTTAAAGTCTGTTGTTTACCAAATAAAGCCTCCATTAACCTATTATTTCTTTCTTTGTTTTGTTGTGTGTTATCACCAGGGAGAGCCAATGGGCTTGGAACTTCAGAAGAACCAACTGCTGCTTTTTGGCCAGGCTCTGTGTGTAAGAACCTAATTTCATAAGGATTGCCTTGAGCATCTGTGGTTTGTAGGGATCCAAACCCTGCATCTGGTCTATATGTTCCGTAACCTTTATAGGCTAGTGGTGTACCAGCACTTAAGGCGATGTCAATACCCTGATGAAAGGTTGAAGCTCCTGCCGTAGGTGCAGCCCTTTTACCATATTCAGACGTAACTGGAAAATTCCACTTCCAATCTTGGCCTTGCTGTTGAACTAAAGGAATTTGATCTTCACCAACTAAAACATTCTGAAGAAGTGTTTTAGCTGTTCGTGGATCAATCTTCTTGCCTTTCTGAGAACCAAATTGAGGTATAACTCTTACATCGAGGTGAGCACCAGTAGATGGAAATATATCTTTACTTGGGTCAACAACTCTACCTGTTGGAATTAAACCTGCCATTATCCTGTTTTCTTTTTATTCTAAAACTAAAAGCCCCTGGTTTCCCAGGGGCAAATAAGAGATGTAATTTAAACTCTAATTAGATCAGCAGCAAAAACAGAGTCCCAATCAATTCGACGAATTTGACGTAACTGTTCAAGATTACTGAATCTTTCACCAGAAAGTGACAGTTGTAAATCTTTAATTTCTCGAGCAGTTTTAAGTCCAATTCCTTTGATATGGTCTGCAATCATTTGTGCTGTAGCACCGTTGATATTAAGACGTGTATCAGGAGGAAAATTGCGGGGTTCTTCTTTGGCTGCTTTATCTTTTACCTGAAGAGTTTTTACTTTTTTGTTGCAGGTTCATCAGGAGATAGTTCGTTCTTGTAAGCGGTATAAAGGCGACCATCTTGGTCTTCAACCATAAACCAATCGCCGTTATCCCATTCACTAATAATTCGAACTCTTGCTCCTGTTTTGCAATGGCGATGAAGAATCTCTTCAGAAAGGGTTGACATGGGACCAGAAATATGTCTGGTCCCAGTTTAGCCTAATCAGCTAACAGTGCGACCCAGGAGATAGCCTTCGATGTCTTCGTAACCAGGAGCTTCATCGGGTTGGATGTAGCACACCTCAACAACAAAATAGCCAATGCGGCCAGCATTTTTATCGTCAGAGGAGATGTACCAACCACCAGAAGTAACGGTACCAGTAGCAGTATCACGCGACAGAACCTTATAGGTTGCAGCCGAAGTGAGTTGCTTGTAAACGTTACCAGCCGTAACACCAGCGGCACCAGTGGCGGTCAGAGCGGGGACTGCGCTGACGTTAGCAGAGCCACCAGCAAAGAAGATTTCACCAGCTTGAGTACCGGAAACGGTAGAGGTCAGGTTAGCCTGCGAAACAGCTTCACCAACACCGCCACTGGAAGTAAGGCCAGTAGCAAAGGTCATGGTGTTACCAGTGGCAGCATAGATGCCAGAAGCAACGCGGCCATCGCCCCAACCAGAGGCAACTGCAATAGTAGCGCGGTAAACGTAAACAGGATAGCTAGAAGAGCCGCTGATCACCATACCGGTGA